CCGTTTGACCAAAGCGGCTTCTTCTGCTGTCGGTTCCTGCTGATACTGGGCATTCCACTGAAAAACAGGCATTGAAGCCTTAGTTCTGAGTAGTGCTTCAAGGTCAAAAAACTGAGGCCAGAGGGGTTTTTGTTTAGATTCTCCCGTTTTTTTGTCTGTTACATCTAATATAGCAGGAAACTCAACCACCTCGTACTGGTCTGACCTCTCATTCTGGGTCATATCTCTTACAACACGCCCTGTCAGGTCATCCATATGCCATCTGGTTTGTATTATGGCAACTCTCCCTCCAGGCATAAGACGAGTTCGCGCTCCGAATGTAAACCAATCGTATGCTTTTTCAAACACTTCGAAGTTTCCATTGATAACATCCTGTTCTGAGTGGGGGTCGTCCACAAGTAAAAGGTCAGCACCACGACCAGCAATAGAAGAACCAATACCACACGCATAATATTCACCTCCTGAATTAGTATTCCAACGCCCTGCCGACTTAGAATCTATTGCCAAAGCCACAGTCGGAAAGATAGCTTGGTAAGTTTCTGTTGCAATAAGGTTACGAACCTTCCTACCAAAATCTACAGCGAGGTCTGTAGTGTGCGAAACCATCATAACCTTCTTGTTTGGATTCCTTCCTAGAAACCAAGCGGGGAACATAATAGAAACAAGCTGCGATTTTCCGTGTCTTGGAGGAATATTGACACAGATGCGATCCTTTTTACCCTGCTCAATTCCCATGAGCATGTCAGCTAAGAGTCTATGATGTTTCCCCACTATGTAATCGGGCTGCATATGCTTACAAAACGCTATAAGATCATCATATGCTGCCTGATTATACTGTCTGGTGTTCAATTCATCGACCATACGGTCAATCTCAGCAACTTCTTCAGTCGTATATTGGTCTAAATTGTCCAACATGACCTGTATATCGTCTTCGCTGAAGTCTAACACCTGACTATGTACCATTTTCTTCGTCTAAACCTAGTTCTTTGTCTACATCTATAGCTTCGTCACCCATAATAACAGCATTTTCTATCTTTTCGGGTGGATTTACTAGTTTTGCCAGCTTAGAACGCAATTTTTCACGTAAATCATCCGTAGACTGATGTGTTATGGTGACTTCAGACTTCTCTGCGAACAATCCCACGTCTGAAATCTTACCAAGAAGCTCTAATGCACGTATTCTGACCCTTGGATCAGGGTTGTCAGTCTCTAATAACAGTTTATTTGTAACCAAATGCCGTATTTGCACGGCACTTTCTACTACAGAACGTCCAAATTCCTTTAAAATACTGTCTGTTAGTATCAAAGATGCAGGTGTAAGAGTCGAAAGTTTCTTCTCAGTAACCTTTTTAGAAGTTTTCTCAGGATCATCAGCATAAGCAACAGATATTTTAGCAGCGACATCTTTATCTTCCTTATTTGGCTCAACATCCAGCCCATGTTCACCTAATTCTTTTGCAGTATTTGCTGCTGGCTCCACACGATCCTTTAAATCAGGGGGAGGTTTGGAAGTTTCCAAGGGTACACCAAGCTCTGGCTCTACTACTATTGTCATTTTATCTCGCAGGTCATTAACCGTAACGCATTATATAGTGAAAAAAATTTTTTTGTAAAGAAGTTTGGGACTCCTATAGGGGGGTCTTCCTATATAGAGGGGGGTGGGGGGTCAAACTCAGAAAATTGTGATTTATTCGAGTAAATTAATATGTATAGAGATGTGGGGTAACATGTCAGTATAAGTGGGTGGTACGGGTACGGTATGCCTCTATCTATTGTAAATAATAACTTGTTTTGGTATGTTTAACTTATCGGAAGGCAATAACGCCAGCCATTTGTTAGGGATTCCCTAACATAACTTTAATCAAACCATGAAAGGGAAAAATTATGGTTAAGAAAATGCAAAAGACTACAGTATCAAAAGAACTTGCTAAGTTAATACATAATAACGTGGCAATAGATACTGAATTTAAAGCAAGTAATAAATCAGTTCTCAATCAATTACGTTCAGAGGATTATAAATGGACTGATTTAGTATCACCTAAATCTAAGGAAAGTACTTGTAATAAGATGTTATGGACTAGCCTAGTCGAGACTGTTGCAATAGCATTGCCACAATCAGAGCAAGACTTACTTGCAATGGATACGAAAGAGTTATCCGACTCGGAAAAGCACGACAAGCGACTTGCTAGGCAAAAGATAGGTAGTAAACTTAAAGACTATAAGAACGCTTTAAAGCGTGACCAAATGCCAAAGCGTGAAAGAGTATTGAAGACTGACATTGAGAAGTTTTCTAACCATATCAATACAGCGATTGAGATACTCCAGAATACTGAAGAGGATTTTCCAGAGAATATGGATTTGCCTCTGGCAATCGAGAAGCTAAAAGAATTAGTTATCGAGTAAATAATAATCAGGGTGACATTAATTTGTCACCCTTTTTTTGTGCCTAAATTTTGTTAAGGATTCCCTAACATTTTTTGAAACCAGTTATTGTAGTTGCGTGGAGCATAACTTGTTAGGGCTTCCCTAACACACATTGAAACCAGTTATTGTAGTTGCGTAGAGCCTAATGTAACACGCTAAGTGTTTGTTTTTATTGCAATGTTACAGAATACCCCCCTAATGTTACACAATGTTACATTTATTTTGACCAAAATGTTACATTACGTTTTATGGTAGTTCGTGGTATTTCGTGGTAAGCAATGATTTGTAGTTATGTCAAAACAGTATTATTTATATATATATATATAATGTAACATTTTTAGAAAATTATACGATAACATTTGAGACGCATGACTTTGCGTATGTTTGTAACTTTTTTCTATCCATCATTTTGACCCCTTCATAATTTCCTTATTTTTGTTACATTGTGACATTGCTTTATTTTCAATAACTTAGCGACCCTACATCTGTTACATTATGTTACATTACGTTACATTACACTGTTTACCACTACATCTAATTAGAACTAATGAATTTGAGTTATTTGACATAACCTGATATCTGTGGTATATTAGATAATACTCAGAATTATGTCTTTTATACAACAGAGGAGAACAAGTTATGACAGGGCAGTATATCAATACTTTCGTTAGGGAATCCCTAACATGTTCGGAATGTGACGCAGAGGTAAATCCAAAGCGTCATGCACTAGGCTACAACGTGTGTCTAGAGTGTGGAGAGATTATGGCACGTGATGTAAAGCATTGTGTCGTACCTATGCACAAGTCAAACTATACCGTCATCACTCGCAAGAGTGACCTTATCGGTATCAACAACAAGCAACCTAGTTAGGGATTCCCTAACACAATATAAGGAAAATCATTATGACTGAAGAAAATAAAATTGCAGAAACAATACCGAGCCTTGGTTCAAGTGCTTGGCTCGTAGACGTTGGTGTATCTGTCTGGACTGGCAGAAAGCTAGACAAGAAAGCAAGCGAGGAAGTCGAGGCACAGAACAAAGCCAACCCTAATGTGGCGAATGTCCATAAGAAGTTATTGGGTAAGTGTGATGAGTTGGTAGCCGTGCAGAAGTTTGTTGCTAATGCTCGTAACATCCATTACTCAATGACATTACCTTGGTCTGATATGGGTATGCGTCTGGTGACAACACAGATGTTTCCAAAGTATCACAAGCAGATGACCGAGTTTCAACAAGAGTTTGATAACTTGGTTGGTAAGTTCATAGGTGTATATGATTGGGCAGTAATCAATGCTCAGACATTACTTGGGGACTTGTACAATTCAGCTAATTACCCAGACAAGAACGAGTTAATACATAAGTTCTCATGGAGAATGAATTATGTACCTCTGCCAGACGCAGGGGATTTTCGTATTGATATTGGTAACGAAGCACAAGCACAGTTGCAGGAAAGCTACAAGTCTTACTATACAACCATGTTTGATAAAGCCAAGTCGGACTTGTCGGATAGACTAATTAAACCTCTGAAGAATATGTCGGAAAGGTTGGACTATGCAGATGATGAGGACAAGAAGATATTTCGTGACACGTTAGTGGATAACGTCATGGATATACTTGACCTCGTTAAGACGTTTGACCACGATACCAAACTGACTGCGACTTGTACGCAGATAGAGAACGCACTCATGGGTATAACACCTGATGCGTTGCGTGAAGATAGCACACTCCGTGCTGAAACCAAGAAGTCTATTGATGATGCAATCAAGTCGCTCCCGTCACTCGACTTCTAAGACTATACACAATAACTCGTTAGGGAATCCCTAACACAATATAAGGAAACTAAACTATGAATACAGCGATACAAATGTATGCACTATCACTCAACCAAATTACTAATGCGATTAAGGTGGGTGGCAACAAGCGAACCATACTTGTGCAAGGTGACATGGGTACTGGCAAGTCATCAATACTTAACATGTTATCAAGTGAGATGCCGTCACACACACCATGCTACTTTGACTGCACCACGAAAGACTTGGGTGACATACTCATGCCAAAACTCAAAGACCTTGAAGGCCACGACTATGTGAAGTTTGCAACCAACGAAGAACTTGGGTTACATCTAAATGATACACCCATCATTCTAATGATTGACGAGTTTGGTAAGTCGAACCCATCAGTCAAGAACGCACTGTTACGTCTTATCCTAGAACGTAAGATTGGTGGCTACACTATGCACCCAGACAGTCTGGTGTTTGCTACAACCAACAAGGGTAGCGAAGGTGTTGGTGACTTGTTACCACCTCATGCACGTAATCGTATCACAGTCGTACAGACACGTAAGCCTACAAACATGGAGTGGGTTGAATGGGGTATCAACAATGATATCGAACCATCTATCTTGGGTTGGGCGAAGGATAACCCACAGTTGTTTTTCTCGTTTGAAGATGTGAAGAACCCAGAGGACAACCCATATATCTTTCACCCTAACCAACAGAGGAATGCTTTTGTTACACCACGTTCCCTCGAAGCATCAAGCGATTGGGTAAGACAACGTAACGAGTTAGACGATACGTCACTTACTGGTATTCTCATGGGTACGATTGGTGAACGTGGTGCTATGGACTTGATGGCATACGTAAAACTGATTGACCAGATGCCTACACGTGAAGATATTATGACAGACCCCAAGAACGCAAAGATACCAACAAGTAATGGTGCAGTTGTCATGGTGGTGTTTCGGTCATTGGCATCTATGGACAAGGACTACATCAACCCATTCATGGACTATCTTGTCAGGCTAGACCCAGAGGCACAAGCTATGTTTGCCAATGGTGTGAGAGCCAAGGGGTATCATGCACAGTCACTCGTTATGATGAACAAGAAGTTTACCGAGTGGTCAATGCAGAACCAACATCTCTATCAGGCAGATAAGGTATGAGGTGGGATAAAGACGAACACGTGGTGGCAGGGGTGAGCCTTGCCGTCATACTAATTGTAATAGTATTTATTAGTTAGGGTTTCCCTAACAGAAAGGAAGAGATGTTACTAGTTAATACAAAACTATCAGTCGAGCAGAGATTACAGAAAGCCGTGTCTGATATAATGATGAACCCCAAGTACATTGCACTTGCAGGGTTGATGACGTTGGGTGAGAGAGGTGTCAAAGATGATGTACCTACTGCTTGCACTAATGGTAAAGACGAGTGGTATGGTCGTGACTTTGTTGAAAGTCTCAATGACTCAGAGTTGAGGTTCCTCATACTGCACGAAGTGTATCACAAGTTGTATCGTCATCTGATAACGTGGCAACACCTATACAAGCGAAATGCTTTCAAAGCTAACAAGGCTTGTGACTATGTTATCAATGTGAAGTTGGTTGACGATAACGAAGATGGCTTTGCTACCATGACTGGTGAACTAGCCAATGGGTGCTTTGATGAAAAGTATCGTGGTTGGGATTCAGCACAAGTGTACAATGACTTGTCACCAGATGATGATGAAGGTGAAGGCCCAGGCGGTCAACAACCATTTGACCAACATGATTGGGAAGGTGCAGAGGAACTAACCCCAGACCAGAAACGTGAACTTGCCAAGGACATTGACGAGGCCATACGACAAGGTGCGTTGATTGCAGGGAAGTTGGGGTCAGGTGGTGACCGAGACCTTGCCGAACTACTACAACCACAAGTAGATTGGCGAGAGGTGTTGCGTGACTTTATCACCGAGACTTGTGCAGGGTCAGACTATTCCACGTATCGCAGACCTAACCGAAGATACATAGGTATGGATATAATCATGCCGAGTGGTGTGTCGGAGAAAGTCGAGGAACTGGTATTGGCTATAGACACATCAGGATCTATTGGACAGAGAGAACTATCGGTGTTCTTGTCCGAGGTGGGGTCGATATGTGACACAGTAACACCTTCTTGTGTGAGGATACTCTATTGGGATACCGAGGTATGTCGTGAAGAGAAATACGAGATACACGAACTAGCCAATATAACGAAGTCAACCAAGCCAAGTGGTGGTGGGGGAACTATGGTCGAGTGTGTACCGAAGTACATGGCAGAGCATGGTATCAAACCACAAGCGACTATCATTCTAACAGATGGTTACTTGGGTGGTTCATGGGGTAGTTGGACTTGCCCTACACTATGGTGCATCTTGGATAACAAAGGCACTAACGCATCAGTCGGCAAGACAGTCCATGTCAAGTCGAGAGAACTATAAACAAGTTAGGGTTTCCCTAACACAAACAGAAAGGAAGAACTATGGCATATAGATATACAGATTGGAAGATTAACAGTTTTGCAGAAGTTGAAGAGAGGTACAACACAACAAAACCTGTTATCAGCAAGAACCACACAAAGGAGCAGGACATCAGACCCTATGGTTCAAGGTCACGCAAGTGGGAACGCATAGAAAAGGTAAATGCGAACTGCTACATTATATGGAATGGTGATGATGGCGACCCATACCAACACCTCTATTGGAATTGGAGTGGTAACTTGAACCCAACACCCAAGCAACAGATGGAACTTGTACCTATCGTGTGGAAACGCAAGGGTAACATGGAGAGTATACGCATACGCAATGGTAGTGGTAACTATGCCCATTGTAGCAGATACACTTTCCTTGAGAACACGTTACCAAACACTATGGGGTTTCTCGTTGACAATGGTAAGCAGTATATAAGTTTATATAGTGATAGGCTCAAGACTGCTTCATACTTATTGCCGAAGAGCATGTATGTTCCTTTTGGTAATCGTAGACATGGCCATAATCATGGTATTGTTGAAACAGATGATAAGAAGTATCTGATGTTTGAACGTAAGATTGGCGAGCCAAATACAACACCTTGGCAAGTGGTCGGTGCAACGTGGGAATACATTGGTGCAAAGACAAAAGTAGACAAGCAAAGTAAGGCAGACATCAAGCCACATACTGACAAGTTCTATGAATGGATTGTTACCATGTATCGTATGCTACCAATAACGGACAGAGATTATCGTAGTAAGATGCGTAATGAGTTTCAGGATTGGGTGTACAACAACAAGACGAACACCTATCAAGCATACATTACGGAAATCATACGTGATGAAGAACACCCCATGCGATTACACCTTGCAGTAGATTGGTTAACGCGCAGTAACCTGATTCAGTATAAATATACCATTGATAGTGGCCGTGAAGAATTTGTAGAGGTTGACAGTGACGTAGCAAAACAAGTTAGGGCGAACTGGAACAGATACATAAACAAACAACTAGGGTTGATATCAAAAGCAAGCCCAGAGAAAATAGAAAGGAAGCAGAGATGAGAGATTATATAAACAAACATATAAACCCAAGGGTTAGTGGGTTGACAAGGTATATAAATAATGGTGGACATGAACTAGAAAAGTTTACCAAGGCACTAAAGAAACACATACGTGGTGTAGAGTTTGGTGTGAAGAATGGCAGTGTCTCCAAGGTATACGTATACATGAAGGATAACGTGTATGCTATGGGGTGGGTTGCCTATGCTGATTATCGTGACAACCCAGAACAAAATACTCTTATGTATACTGTGTGTTCCCATGCTATACGCAATGGAAAGTATAGTAGTGGCGAACAGATGCACATGAAAATGACAACAAATTTTGACGTGGGTATTAGAAATGCCAAGCGATATCTACGCAACCTAACAACTAAGGAGATAGCACTATCTGATAAAGATGCCGTACAAAGTCAATTTCGTAAGGTAAATAGTAGTGCTAATGAAACACTTGAAAATGCTATGCAAAATGTCTTACCACGTCGTACAACTTCTGACCGTACAAATATGGAAAGTTTTATGAGTGAACTCAAACACCTAGTAGCTATCGGACATGAGTGGATAGACCAGAGTTACGGAGCAAAACTTGTGGAGTTTATAAAAGCCTATGACGAAAAACAAACGGCTGATAAACGAACTCTTGATGTTATCTTTGTGCGTGCATTCAACAAAGCAGAGCAGACCATGTTTGAAACTATGGAGATAAACAATCTGCACGAATGGAATAGTGGTAGTGAGGGCGAAGTAGTTACATACGATAACACTACGTTACCCGTAGAGCTGGCAGGTAAGCTATCAACTCTTAACATGTTAGGACAAGGACAGTATGTCGAAGGTGTCGGTCTGTATCATGGGGATTATATGTATTATGTCATTAAGTGAATACGAGAAAAGGCTCGACCAGTATGTTAAGAAATGGATTTCATTCCGAGAAAGGGCTGTAGACAATGCAGAAAAATATTATGAAATACTCAGAAGGAAAGGTGTGATGAACAAAATTCAAAAACTACAAGATGACTCGTTATATTGTATAAGTGTAGACAATGCCACTGGATGTATTATAACTTCATGTATTGGTATACAATGTCTTGACAATCCATTAAAAGACACTTATATGTCTATAGACGAACTACCAGATTGGGTGAAGGGAAAGATAGCCGTGTTAAATATGGTTGAACTTATTAAGGATACCAACGGACAAGAGTACTCTGAAATCGTTGATGGTGTTGGATATAGATTAGGGAATACGTATTACATAGGCCCGTTAACACGTTAGGGATTCCCTAACAAAAACGGAGGGCAAAAAAATGTCCTCCGTTGAAACCAGTTTTTTTGATTAGGAGTTACACATGGCAATGACCCCAGAAAAGAAAGTGAAACAGAAAGTAACCAAACAACTAAAAGAGATTGGCGCATACTACTTTTATCCCATGACAGGTGGGTATGGTAAGAGTGGAGTGCCAGATATAATTGGTTGCTACGAGGGTAAGTTTTTTGGATTTGAATGTAAGGCAGGTAGCAATAAGCCTACACCACTACAGGAAAAGAACTTAACAGATATACGTGAAGCAGGTGGTGTGGCGGCGGTAATTAATGAAAATAATGTAGACGAGGTAAAAACCATTTTGGGCATGGGAGAAAATCAGCTAGAGTTTGATTTCCCTGTACAATACGAGTGAGGCAGGTTTCCTACTATCTTTTATTAGATTTTTCAGTAGTAGGGATGCGTAAGCAGAGAGAGCGCAAAAATCCTCTGCATCAGGGGTGGGAATATTTCCTATTGGTTTCCCTTTCTTCCCATGACCCTGACGGAGTAGGGTACGAGATAACCTAGACCCCCCTCTTGAAGGGGGGCAACAGAAGGAAGAGAGAGTGTTTACAGTAACGACTTATAGTTTGTGGCTTATGGTTACACTTCCCAGTATGGATATGTGTAATACGTGGTCGGAGATATCTTATGGTAACAAGTACAGTTGCTTTGAACTCGTTGATGAAGATGGATTTAAACAATATGGTCAGTTCTTTATAATGAAATATAAGACGTTAGGAGAATGTAGCAGGGTGTCTAAAGAAGTAATGGGTGAGAATAATTGTTACGAAAGTTATAGCTACACACTTGAGATGCCAGTGCCTAGACCAGATAAACTAAGGGAGAAACAGGACTAATGACATTATCAAAAGAAAGTAGATATTGTATGATGAAACTGGGGGTTAAGAAAGGTAATTTTTTTGACCACCTAGATAAAGATGAGATTGAATGGCTGACAGTGGAAGCTAGTCAAATGAAAACAGATATTGGGGTGGTAGTCGCATCTATTATTAAAGATGTTTACTATGAAGAAAAAGAAGATGAATGATAAATCAGAACCCTTAATTATTCGTAAGAACGATCAAAAAGCCAAAGAAAGGCGAGAGAAGATAGAGGCTAGGAAGAAACAACATGAGCATTTTATGTGGAAACGTTTTAACAAGGAGAGTAAAAATGGAAAAAAGTAAAAAAGGAAAAGTGTGGGAGATATTAGTGGACAACCCATTAATGTCAAATAAAGCTGTAGCAGAGAGGGCAGGGTGTAGTGTCAACTATGTTAGCATATTAAGGCAAAGCGTAGGCACACCAAAAGAAGTTTTTGAGGAAGAAGAGAACAAAAAACAATTTAATAGGTCTAAGATATTACAGAGCGCAGATATCTTAGTATCAAAAGACAGGGCAGATGAGCATGGTGAAGCTATGCACAACTTTGTAGCTATCGGTGATTTGTGGAACGCATACCTTGGCCTTAATAATTTCATAACACCACAAGATGTACCTATGATGTTAGCCTTACTCAAGATGGCAAGGACAAAAGAGAACCCTGATAACGCAGATAACTATCGTGACCTGTGTGGTTATGGTGCGTTGGCAGGAGAAGTGAGTAGGAACAAATGATAGAAGAACCTACTCATATTGCTTTAGCCAAATCACGAATATTATCTGATGTTAGGTATTTAAACGAGTGGAGAGCTGTTATGATTAAAATAATTGTAGAGGCCGATAGTGTTGGAGAAGCCTTAAAAAAGATATTAGAGGCTAAGTAATGGATTTAATTACATTAGACTTTGAAACATACTACGACAAAGACTATTCTTTGAAGAAGTTAACAATGGAAGAGTACGTGCGTGACCCACGCTTTGAAGTGATAGGGGTCGCAGTAAAAGTTAATAACGGAGAAACGGAGTGGGCAAGTGGAACACATGAACAACTCAGCAAGTACTTACAGGCTTTCGATTGGGAAAACTCTATGGTACTTGCTCATAACACTATGTTTGATGGTGCTATTCTTAATTGGCATTATAGTATTATGCCTCGCGTCTATACCGATACTATGTGTATTGCCCGTGCTGTACATGGGGTTGAAAACAGTGCAAGTCTCAGGGCGTTATCTGAAAAGTACAATATCGGCACTAAGGGGCAGGAGATACTCAACACGCTCGGAAAGAAACGTGAACAATTTGAAGAGCGTGAACTAGAGAAGTTTGGTGACTACTGTGTTAATGACGTAGACCTAACATACAAACTGTTCTTGAAGATGGGTAAAGACTTTCCAAAGAAAGAACTCAAGCTGATAGATTTAACACTACGTATGTTTATAGAACCAACATTAGATTTGGATCTAACTCTATTAGAAAGCCATCTCACAGAAACACGTCAACGTAAGGAGGACTTATTGACTAGCGCGGCTGTTGAACGTGATGACTTAATGAGCAACCCCAAGTTTGCAGAGTTACTAAAAGGTCTTGATGTTGAACCCCCAACGAAGATAAGCCCAACGACAGGGAAAGAAACACTTGCATTGGCTAAGTCTGACGAGGGTTTTAAGGCTCTACAAGAACACCCTGACGAGAGAGTGCAACAACTTGTAGCCGCGAGACTTGGTAACAAAAGTACACTAGAAGAAACTAGGACACAAAGGTTTATAGACATTTCAAAGCGTGGGTTACTACCTGTACCTGTTAGATATTATGCGGCACACACAGGCAGGTGGGGTGGAGATGATAAGATTAATCTACAAAATCTACCAAGCCGTGGGGTAAATGGTAAGAAGTTAAAGCGTAGTATAATACCCCCTGTGGGCCACACAATCATTGACGCTGACTCGTCACAGATAGAAGCAAGAGTGTTGGCGTGGCTTGCAGGGCAAGACGATTTGACCAATGCGTTTGCAAAGGGCGAAGATGTATATAAGAAGATGGCATCTAGGATATATGGCGTAGCAGAGAGTGACGTGACCAAAGACCAGAGGTTCGTGGGCAAGACTACAATCTTAGGTGCAGGGTATGGCATGGGCGCACAAAAGTTCCAAGACCAACTAAAGACATTTGGCTTTCAACTAGAACTGGGAGAAGCACGAAGGGTTATCAAGATTTATAGAGAAACTAACTACAACATTAACAAGTTATGGCGTGAGGCACAACAAGCCCTCGTTGAGCTACATTCATTGTCAACAGTATCATTAGGTTTCGGTAATGTCTTGAGGGTAGAAGATGGTAAGATACGACTGCCCTCTGGGTTGCACATAAAATACGAGGACTTGCGCTTTGACCAGACGGACAAAGGTGTAGAATTTCACTACAAAACAAGGCGTGGGCGCACACGGATATATGGTGGGAAGATTATAGAGAACGTATGCCAAGCCATAGCACGTTGCATAATTGGTGAACAAATGCTACAAATAGCTAAGAAATATAAAGTTGTCCTGACTGTACACGACTCGATTGCGTGTTGTGTCAAGGATGAAGAGGTAGCAGAAGCACAGGAATTTATAGAGAGTCGTATGCGTTGGACACCAGACTGGGCAAAAGGTTTACCTATAGATTGCGAAAGCGGAACAGGAAAATCATATGGAGATTGTGAATGATTGATGAATATGAACTAGCGATAGGGTACTCTGATTCTGGAGAACACCATAACCAAGACTTAACCGTTAAAGATGAGCACATATGTTGCCCTAGATGTGAGTCAATACACCTGCTTATGGGTAAAATTTCTACACCTAATAAACTATCATCTTTTTTTCCTGAACTAGAATGTGTTATTATAGAGTTCACTTGTAAAGAGAAAGAGTGTTCAGCAGAATTATCATTAGCTCTATTTAATGACAGTACGTGGCATTCACATATAAATTGGGTGGAAAAAGTAGTTCCGTATGTAGAGGATACTATTGACGAATTAGAATCGTTTTCCCTAACAGGGCAAAGTAAAAAACTTAAAAGTCACGTAGAAAAACACAACCTATGGGATTTAAAGTTAGGTGAGGAGTTACCAGAAGGTGTTCCACCATACAGAAGCGAAGATTATGACAAGGGTGGAAACGATAAAGTTGTGAACATAAAAGATAAGAAAAACCCTTTATGAGCATAACCCCTTGGTCATTTAGTAGAATTAAGGCATTTGAACAATGCCCCAAGCAGTTCTATCATATGAAGATAGCAAAGGACTACAAGGAAACATACACAGAAGCCATGCGTTATGGTACGGAGGCTCATCTTGTTGCTGAAGAATACATACGTGATGGGAAGCCAATACCAGATAAGTTTACTTACCTGCGCGGCCCCCTGGAATCACTTAGTAGAAGACGTGGTAAGAAGTTTACAGAGATAAAGATGGGTTTGACAGCTGAGTTTGAGGTTTGTGACTTCAAAGCTGAAGATGTTTGGTGGCGTGGGATTGCTGACCTAGTTATTGTAGATGGTGACAAGGCATGGGTGGTGGACTACAAAACAGGCAAGTCTGCCCAGTATGCTGATAAGAGCCAACTGGAACTTATGGCTATGGCTACCTTCAAATACTTCCCAGAGGTTAGAAAAGTAAACGCGGCTTTGATGTTTGTAGTCGCTAAAAAATTCATAAAACAAAAATATAGTGATGACATGCTACCTGCATTGTGGGATAAATGGGTATCAAGTTATAAACGCATGGAGACTGCATACGATAACGACATATGGAACGCACGACCAAGTGGGCTATGTAAAAGACACTGTGCAGTAATTGAATGTGTATACAATGGGAGTAATTAGATGCCATATACAAAATCACCTAGACCTTACAAGAAAGAATATAAGAAACAAAAAGAACGTGGGGAGCATCCTGATAGGATGGATCGCCAACGTGCCAGACGTGCCTACGATAAGAAAGGCGTAAACCGCAAAGGTAAAGATGTGTCACACAACAAGATGTTAAGTAAAGGTGGCACAAACAAGGATGGAACTAAACTAGAAAGCCCTTCAAAGAACCGTGCTAGGAACGGTCAAAAAAAGGGAAAGAAAAAATGAGTGGAGAGATGAATGCAAATAATAGACAACAAGGCTTTACTTCTAAAGTTACGTGACCCTAGCAAGGTTGTTGCTAATATACCTAAGAGTAAAACTGTTGGTGATAACCAAGTGGTTGTTAACTGGGGTCTTGATGAAGCACAGAGCCTTAGACAGTTAGATATAAAAGTACCTTCTCCTATTGAAGGGCAGTACAAGTGGACAGGTAGATATAAACCTTTTCAACATCAGATAACCACAGCATCATTTATGACGATGAACAAGAGAGGTTTTTGTTTTAACGAGCAAGGCACAGGCAAGACTGCTAGTGCTATATGGGCATCAGACTACTTATTAAAGAAGGGATATATAAATCGTGTGTTAGTAATATGCCCGCTATCAATCATGGATAGCGCATGGCGTGATGACTTGTTTACATTTGCTACACACAGAACGGTGTCTGTAGCTCACGGTTCTGCTGATAAAAGAAAAGAGATAATAGCGCAAGGCTCTGAGTATGTTGTTATAAACTATGATGGTATAGGTATAGTTCTAGAAGAACTGCAAAAAGGTGGCTTTGATCTTATTATTGTTGATGAAGCTACACACTATAAGAATGCACGGACTACACGTTGGAAGAACCTATTTAGATTGATGAAAGAAGACACATGGTTGTGGATGATGACAGGTACACCTGCCGCACAGAATCCCACAGATGCGTATGGACTTGCAAAACTCATAAACCCATATGGTGTACCAAGGTTTTTTGGTGCGTTTAAAGATCAAGTTATGTTTAAAGTATCTCAGTTTACTTGGAAGATAAAACCAACTGCTACAGATACGGTGTTCAAAGCACTGCAACCTGCAATAAGATTTACCAAAGATGAGTGTTTGGACTTACCCCCAATGGTGTACTTGAAACGACAGATAGAACTTACTGCACAACAAAAGAAGTATTACAAACAACTAAAAACTAAACTTGTTATGGACATAACAGGGGAGCAAATCACTGCTATAAATGCAGCTGTGAGCCTTAACAAGTTACTGCAAATCTCAGCAGGGGCTATCTACACAGACGAGAAAGAAGTATTAGAGTTCGATATAAAGAATAGGTATAAAGTTTTACGAGAAGTCATAGACGAGTCAAGCCAAAAGGTGTTAGTGTTTGTACCCTTTACTCACGTGATAAATATATTAACAGATAAATTAAGAGCAGAGGGCATAACAACTGAGATTATAAGGGGTGATGTACCTGCACATAAACGGACTAGCATATTTAAACAGTTCCAAGAGAGTGCTGACCCACAGGTACTCGTGATACAACCACAAGCAGCAGCACATGGTGTCACGTTAACAGCCGCCAATACAATCGTATGGTGGGGGCCTACAAGTTCTTTAGAAACCTACGACCAAGCTAATGCCAGAGTACACAGGTCAGGACAGAACCACAAATGCACAGTCGTACAACTGCAAGGTTCTGACGCAGAAAGACACGTTTACAAGTTATTAGATAGAAGAATAAACGTACACGCAAAACTTACCGATCTTTACAAAGAAATACTTGACTAATACATTTTTAGTCATTATATGTAATGTTCTGATAGGAAGAGGAGATAACAATGGGTGAGATAACCCCTGATAAACTAACTAAGACGTTTTTAAAAATACGAGCAAAGCGATCTTTAATGACTGCTGAATTTAAAAAAGAAGACGATAAACTACAGCAACAACTAGATCGTGTTAAACAGGCCATGCTAGATCATTGCGAGAGGCACAATGTTCAAAGCGTTAAAAGTTCTGAAGGATTGTTCTTTACGTCTAATAAAACGAAGTATTGGGCAAGCGATTGGGATGCTATGCACACTTTTATAAAAGAGCATAATATACCAGAGCTGTTGGATAAACGTATTAATCAGACTAACATGAAGGATTTTTTAGAAGACAACCCTGATAAAGTTCCTGATGGGCTTGAGATAAGTCAGGAAACATCAATATCTGTGAGGAAAAGATGAACGAACCTTTTGTACCAATAGAAGATGTAGCCAAGCACTTTAGTGTTTCTATATCTACTGTCCGTGCATGGGTACGTCAAAAGCACATACCAGAGGATGCTTATTTTAAGATAGGCAAGACCTACAGGTTTCGTGTTGGTGATGTAGCCAATGCACTTACTAAAGTCACCAGTGAGGATACATCTAGTAATAAAGATGACCTTGTTGATGAACTACCAAGTCTAGATGATCTAGATGAAGACCTATAACTGCGGAAGAAGGAGACGCGAATGGAAACTTATATAATAAAAAACGTAGAAGCCTTATGGCCTAAAATAAATCGTACCTATCATTTTGATAGTAATGAGGGTCGGTCTATGCCATGTGACCCTAAAGATGCTAATGCAGAATACTCTATACAGTTTCGTATGGACAATGATACTGCAAAAAATCTTTATACTGAGATGGCTAAATCATACCAAGCTAATCGTAAAGATAAGTGGGCTGAAAAATTAGAACGCCCGTTTGTTAAAGATGACAATGGTATGTTTACGCACAAGTCTAACTTGAAAGGCGCATACAAGAACGAGGTAACAAAGAAACCTCTACAGGTTGATGCGAAAGGTACGAAACTACCTGATGACTTCTTACTGACTACAGGAAGTGTGATTAATGTAGCTGTACAGTTTATACCTTATGACATGGGGGGTAAACAAAACATATCCCTACGATTAAAAGGTGTACAGGTTATCAAGTACGTGCCTATTGAAGAAAGAAATCCTTTTGCAGCAGAGGAAGGATTTACTATGGATGCGGACAACCCTTTTAGTGCAGATGCACCTGTTAAAGAGGAAGCTGTCCCAGAACCAAAGAAAGTTGTTAACAAACCCGCAAATCCACCTAAAGCGGCTGATGACGACTTGAGTGCTATTGTTGATGACTGGGATGACTAGTCATTTTTGCCTGCTGCTCTAATAGTAGCACTCCACCACGACTAGGCATTGCCGAAACGAGTAACGTGCCGTACTCTGTCGTGGTGTCTTCGGCACACCAAATATGGGTGGGATTATGGAAACGAAACAATTTTTGCAAAGGGTATTAGGAGATGGTTTTTACTGCGTACTAGCATTAGGTAAAGACCGTAGAATACAAAAGTTTTATAGCTCTGTAGATGAAGTTATTAACAGTGCTAATAGTTTAGATGAGCAAGGATACGATACATACTTTGGGTTAGCCACGTTTGAAACAGGTGAGTCCAGAAAAGTTCCAAATGTAAAAAGCCTTAGTTCTTTCTTTTTAGATTTAGATTGTGGTGTAGGTAAAGACTACGAAAGCCAGAACTTGGCGGTCAAAGACCTACGCGCATTCTGTGATAAGTTAGATTTACCAAAACCTATCATGGTAAACTCTGGATATGGAGTCCATGTATACTGGGTTTTACAGGAAAGCGTAGCGTATGATGAGTGGTTGCCTGTAGCCCAGGCGCTCAAAGATAAGTGTACACAGCATAAGTTGTTAGCAGATATAGCAGTAACTGCGGACGCGGCCAGGGTACTTAGGATACCCAATACACACAATCACAAGAAAGGCTTGTTAAAACCTGTAGAGTTTTTTGGTACAGGTGAGATGAACATAGTTAACTTTGAAGAGTTCTCTCGTCTGCTTGGTGGAGGACTGATGCCAGTGCCTGTCAAGATGGACAACCAAGAGAGTGCATTTAGAGAAGCTATTATGTCTAACTCTGAGCATTCTTTTAAGAATATAATAATGAAAACCAAAGAAGGTAAGGGGTGCTTTCAGTTAAAGAATATAATAAAGAACCAACAAGATGTAAGCGAACCCTTGTGGAGGGCAGGACTATCCATAGCGAAGTTTTGCACTGATGCTAAACAGGCAGTGCATATTATGTCTAAAAACCATGAAGGGTATGATGAGAAGTTAACAGAAGAGAAGGTAAATCTTATAAAGGGGCCGTATCTTTGTTCATCATTTAACGAACACAACCCTGATGTATGTGAACATTGTCCACACTGGGGTAAAATATCTTCTCCTATAACACTTGGTAAGTTGATAAAAAGAGCAGGAGAGAGTAAAGAAATACCAAAATATCCAGAACCCTACTTCCGAGGTGCAAATGGCGGTGTGTACACTCAAATTCGCTCCGCTGATGGGGATATAGAAGAACGAATGATATACCAGAACGACTTATATGTTGTGAAACGTATACATGACGTAGAGACAGGTGAAGCAATAGTGATGCGTTTGCACCTACCTAAAGACGGTGTAAGGGAGTTTACAGTTCCGCTAACTGCTGTAACATCAAAAGAAGAACTGAGAAAACAACTATCTATGCAAGGCATAGCAGTATTAAGGATGGATGAAATTATGACATACACAACAACATGGGTCACTCAACTACAGGCTCAAAGCGTTGCTGATGAAGCACGTAGGCAGTTTGGGTGGACAGGTGACGAGTGCGATAGTTTTGTGCTTGGTAACGAAGAAATATGCAAAGATGAGATAAAGTTTAACCCACCATCAACACAGACTACAAGTTTGTTCCCCTCATTTGAACCCAAAGGTACGTTGGAGGATTGGAAAGATACGATTAACTTCTACAATCGTGATGGTTTTGAACTGCATCAGTTTGTAGTTGGCACGTCTTTCGGGTCACCACTAATGAGCTTATCTCCTATAAAGTGTGCCGCACTACATATATACAGTAAGGAGTCTGGTGTAGGTAAAACTACAGCTATGGCGGCAGGTGCATCTGTGTGGGGTGACCCTGATGACCTAATCATACATGAGCGAGACACGTACAACACCAAGATGAACAGAGGTGAGGTATACCATAACTTGCCATTATACATGGATGAGCTTACCAACACGTCAGGTAAAGAACTATCTAATCTTGCGTATCAGCTTACAGGTGGTAGGCAGAGGGGTAGAATGTCTGCAAACAGTAACACAGAACGACACAGAGGTGACTCATGGAAACTTCTTGCTGTGACTACAGGTAATACAAGCATGGTAGAACGTATAAGTATTATCAAGGCTATGCCCAAAGCTGAAGCTCAGAGGATTATGGAGTGCAGAGTAAGCCGTATACACTTTGAAACAAAAGAAGAGACTGATGTATTTAGCTCTTGTCTACAGAATAATCATGGGCATGCGGGCAAGGAGTATATCAAATATATCATTAATAATAAAGAAGAAGTTGCAAAAGTATTAAAGACTGTACAAGAAAAAGTAGATGCCAAGGCAGGGTTAACTGCGGAGAACAGATATTGGTCAGTCCTCGTAGCATGTACCATAACAGGTTTGATGTTAGCAAAGAAAGCAGGACTTATAGATTATGACGTGCGTAGGGTATTTTCTTGGGCGATAGATCGTTTGAAAGAAAACAAACGTCAGGTAGAAGATATGAGCATATCTGTGGAAGAGACTTTAAATGACTACATACATGAGCATTGGAGTAACGTGCTGTGGATAAAGAGTACAGATGACCTAAGAAAACAAGAAGGTGATGTTGTATCTCTAGTAATACCAGAAGCAACACCTAGAGGTAAGTTTGTTGCCCGATATGAAACAGACTTAAAACGTGCATATCTTATACCTAAACCTCTGAAGGCATGGTGTGGAGAACAACAGATAAACTACAGTGCTTTCGTGCATGATTTAAAAACTAAACTTGGCGCAACAAATACAACCATGCGGTTGAGTAAAGGCACACATATGGCTCTGCCTGTGACACGTGTGATAGTCGTAGATTGTTCAATAGAAGATGAGAATAAGACAGGGAATACTGAAGACTGATGATTTGAACCCTGATGGGGTACGTATCATAGTAAATTGGGATAACATGGTAACAAGTTCTTCTGTGTTTATCTTGTGTATAAATGTTACATTAGCAGTGGAGCAAGTTTATAATGTAGCAAAACGCAGAAATTGGCAGATAAAAACACAAATTAGGGTAGAAAACAAAAAATTAGGTGTTCGTGTTTGGCGAATTGTGTGATATGGGTGAAGAGACAGATGAACTCTGTCATTCTCTCCCTTCCTAGTGGCTACTTTCGGGTAGCCACTTTTTTAATCAAAGAAGGTATAGTCGTCATTAAAAGAAGAACTTATTTCGTTTATTATATTTTTGTTACGTACAAATACACCGTTATGCTTTGCAATGTTTTCAGATGTTTTAATGTGTCGTTTTACAGACCTTTCAATACCTTTTGGAGTTATAATAAGTTTAGGATCTCTTGCACCAAAAGTCCTGTTCCACTCTACCATTTTTTGTAGTGCTTCTGCCATACCACTTGCATCACCTGTTCGATACGCTCTGTAGTATTGTGTAGTTAAAGTAGTCTTCTTTTTACTAATAGACTTGTCAATTCTATTTTTAATATCGTTCTTCTCCATAGTATTAGTATATTCCACAGGAGGAAAACCAAACAACAACCCTGCTAAATCTCCTGTTGTCACGTCATCAAATATAGGATCGCCACGCCTTGTTTTATACCCCTCTTCTCTTACTCTACCTAGTGCTTTATATACGTTTGCTATACCTGCAGGGAGAAAACTCTCAATAGCTCGTTGTACATTTATAGTGTCTTTACGTTCACCAAAAGCAGGTAAACCTAAATCTAACGCTCCTCTGTTTATTCTATCTAATGTACCGAAAGCAGGCCCACCTGCATAATGAAAAAATGATTCTTCAAGTGAAGCATCGCGGTTAAACCTGTTTTCTTGTATTAATAACCCAGTGAGACGTATACGAGTCGCTACATCTACACCTGTCATATAATTAACAAGACCCTTATACGTGGGTTCACGGAACTGCCCACGAACTATTGAATCAAAATCCTCATCATCTTCCCCTAAGAAAGCGTTTGCTATCATCTCTATTGCTCCATAAAGGGGTAGACCTTGAACTCCTGCAAATAACAACGCACTCACATGCACCCCTGCTAACTGTTTAAAAGCTATGTATCTATCCTCTGGAGGTAATGACTTATCCATAAGTTCTTTTGTAGATTTAAGCATAGTAGAATACATACGCAGTCCATATGTTTTATACATAAAAGCTACACGACCAAGGTTTTGCTGTGAGTATCTAGGCCCTGTTTCTAAAACTGCACCGCCATTCGTTTCTTGTGTCTGTCTAAGAGCTTTTTCTGCGGCTCGTTCTGTAGCACCTTCAATTTTGCTTGCAGCTTTAGATACGTCCGCAAAACTTTTCATTTTACCTTTTGGATCTACCTCTTGTCGTAGCGCAAGCTGATAAGAGGTTAGCAAGGTAACCTGTCTGTTAAAACGTTCCGCCTGATTAAACATCACAGCAGAAAGACTTGTTAGGTTGTCAAGACTCAACACATCCATAACTCTATCTTTTTTATCTTTTCTACGAGATAAAGCTCCTCCTTCTTCGCCTAAACCTAAAGCGTCTGCTAAGAAAGTTCTTGTTAACTGCCCTCTTTGTGAAGCTAACTTAATCAAAGGCAATACGGAGTCAGCTATTTCTTTTTGTCTTGGAGATAAATCTCTTTTTACACCATAAGTTTCTATAGAGTCTTTTATTTTGTATGTTCTATTTACAGGATCAAAATCAAATAGCTGATCTATATTATTACCTGAGTTTGTAACTATTCTAGTAGCATTGCCTAACGCTCTGCTTGTTTTTACAAATCCATATTCAGCGCCAAGATAAGGGTAAACAAACAAAGGGACTTGAGATAAGTTAACTAATGCAGAGGAGGCATTAGCACCTATGGTATACACAAATGCTAACTGATTAGCAGTTTTTACAAATTGCTCTATGCCTTTATAATCTGCTCCCTGTGTAGCAAACTTTGCTCTTCTGTTAAGTTCTTCAGTAATTTTAGATATTGCGGGTGCAATTTTTGGGTTTGTTACCTCTAATTCTTTTGCTTTCTTAGTCATGTCTTTTACTATGGCTCGTATATTAGCATTATTTTTTAACTGTGCTACCTGTCTTCCCAGAGCAAGACCTTTTTTATTAAAAGCAAAAACAGAATCAGGTATGTAACCTTTAACACCTTCTCGTCTTGATAATGATTTTGCAAAAGAAGTTTCTGGTAACGTGTTTATAAACAACTGCACAATGTCACTTTGTAAATCATCTTTTACTGTTTTATCTAACCCTTGAGCTGCATTGAGTATGTCCATTACTTGACCAACAAAAGATGTAGGGGGCGCGGTTCTAAAAATCTCTTTTGTTTTGTCAGCGGTGTCAGCCATTTGTATAGTAGTTTGGTCTACATCTGGATTTTCTTTTAATTCTTCAGCTCTTGTTACTTGTTCTGCTTGCGTGCTTACTAATTCGTATACTCTTGGGTCACCAATGTCTTCACCAGCATCTTTTCTCTTTTTCATAATTTCTGGTTTTATATTATAAGCCACCACATAATTACCCTCACGAACAAGAGGGAAGTATACATCCAAAGCCTTATTATCAAATATTTTTTTAAATACGCTTTGTAATCTTTCTGATACTTTTACACCATCCGCGTCAACCTCACCACCTACTGCTTTATCTGCCTGAAGTCCTAGAGCTTCTTGCAGTTGAGTAAAGTATCTTTTATAGTAGTTACGCATCTCATCAAATGCGTCTCTACCCTGTTGCCCAAAGTCAGGGTTATTCTTCCATATTTTCTGTTGGTCATCCCATACTTCTTCTAACTTCCTGTCGCCTATATTTTTATTTTCGTATTCTTTTCTTGGTTTTGTGGGGTCTACCTGATAGATAGTAGCACCGAAACTACGGCTATATATAAGCTCATCAAGTAAATCTCTTCGTTTTGTATTGTCTTTTAACTTTCGCATAACCTTTGTTTTAACGTCCTCAAAGTCACGCCCTGCAGCATCCATGTCTCCACGTTGGTCGTTAAATGCGTTTAATAGCTGCTCTCCAAACCCTACATTGTTGTCATCTACCAAACCTGTTTCGTTAGCCATATTACTAACCGTTAACATGTCAGAGAGTCCTGTAAGTATATTTTTAGCCACTGTACCCACTTTAGTATCACCTAAGAAAGATATAGAATCTAATATAAAACCCCTACCTTCTTCTTTAGTAAGCTGCCCCTGATCTCTACTATCTTCTGCAATATTCTGTAACGTGTTAGCAGCACCTTCAGGATCAGACGTAGATATTAACGCACCCGTGCCTACAGCATCTTCGGTGGGAGCTAATAGCTGTGCTATATCCATACTTGCAGACTCAAGAGCTGTAAGAGGTGTAGTGGGTTTACCTATAAGCTGTCTAAAGAAGTTAACAACTGTATTAGTAAATCGCTGTAAGGCGCTAACAGGTTGTCCTTTAATATTTATACCTGCAAGCATCTTTTGAAACTGTGGATTACTAAATGTCTCTGATACAAACTCTTGTAAAGACTGTGCGCCATAGGCAGTTCCTAGATTATCTTTAACCTCTTCGAACAACGTGTTAAGTTGTTTTGTTGTGGGGTGGGACTTGTTAGCCAGGTTAGCAAAGGTAACAGCGTGCGCTGCTTCGTGCATAAGAACATGTGCGTTCATACCACTTTCTGGGTTAATCTCTATTGTATTTGTAGCACTATCAAACCGACCTGCTAAATTACCAAGATCTTTAACTACTATCTTAACATCTTTCAATACCTCAGACATTTTTTTAGATAGTAGAGAAAGCGGTTCTGGTAGTTGTGTATCTTCACTTAATTTATTTAATGCACCTTTTGCATCACCCTGTTCTATTAAAGTGTTAACTTCAGGATCTAGACCTATAGTAAGAGAGGTAACTTCAGAAGAAGGTATAGCTAAATTAACGTCTTTAGCTTTTATTTTTTTATCTACTGCTTTAAATTGTTGTGTTACTTTATTTTTTAACTCTTTAAAAGCCGCCTCTTTTTCTTTTATATTTTTAGTTTTGTCCCATCTTGCCTGTAATTTCTCTCGAACTTCAAGATTATCTAAATTATCAATAGCCGCAAACCAGTTAGAGTTTAACTCATCTATGCTTGCTTGTTCTGCAGTTTTAGTCGGTCTACCTATTATTGTATCTGCACGCTCAGAAAGCTGTTTATCGGTCATTCTACCTGACCTTGCTTTTGCTATTGCATCGGTCAAATATGTTTTAACATCATCATTTAAATTAGCGTCTACCCATTTTTTAGCCTCTAGTGCAGCTTCTTTTCCTGTCCCTGCCATTACTGCCGTATATGGACTATCAGCAGCTATTTCGTCAGGACTTCTTTTAAACCCTTTGCTTTCTTGTCCTATATCAAAAGCTATGGCATCTAGTGCAGCTTGGGGAGTTGGCCCAAAACCTTTAAAATAAATTAGTGCTTTCTCTACAGGTTTTATTATCTGTGTTTTATTTTTTACTTTTTTTGATTTAGGTACTTTACCCTCTATTAGATTAGTTAAAGCCTTTTTATCTTCTACAGTTGTTTTATCATCTTGTAACACGTCTCCCTCTGCCACCGTCACTGCTTCTGGACTAGCATTGGTTTCAAATGCAACTCTATATTCTTCTAGTGCATCTGTGTCTCTTTTAGCGCCTACTTCACCTGTTAAAGTATTCATTAGCTCCGATAATGGGTTTGTTTCGGTGTCTTTCACTACAGGTTTAGGCTCTTTTAAAGCATCTGCTTTCTCTCTTGCGTAACGCCCTAGTATTTGTTGTCTTTCACTTCTTTTTTCTTCTGTTAACTTTCTTTTTTCTTTTGTATCTGCCGCAGCAAAAAGTGGCTTATATTTTTCTTCTATAGCATCTAGCTCTGCGGATTCTTTAGCCTTTAAATCTGCTGTTATAGGTTTAAGCTCATCTACTTTAGCAACTTCAACCTTAGATGGTTCAGGGCCAACTTCTACACTATCTGTAGCAGCGAGCGTAGTGTCTTTACCTGCTACCTCATCTGCGGCTTTACGAGCTTCTTCAGTAACGGGTGCATCAGTAGTTATTTTTTCTATATCATCTACTATTTTATCTGCTGCTACATCAGACTCCACAGGTGCAACAGTCGTAGGTGCGCTGCCTCCACGAGTTCGTGGGGTAATCATTTGTATGGCTCTATAGATTTCATCAGCTAGTTTGGCTGTAAAACCAACTGCACTGCCATATGCTGCAGGCTCTCCTGTCTCCTCAAGTAATGTTTGTTCTAGATTATACCCTCGCTCAACTGCATTTTGTGCTACAGCTGCAGCAAATTCTTGCGCTCCTTCTACACCAGCCTCAGTAAGCACCCGCCTGCCTCTGGCTAATATACCACCTGCTGTTTCATCACCAAAAAAGTTACCCGCTTTATTTAAAAGAGGAAATTTTCTAAGTAGTCTTAATGGAGTTATAATTTCAGAAAGTCCTATTGCAGCTCCAAATTTTGCAGCTCTATTTCTTTCTTCTTGTGTTGCATCTTCTTCTCTTGCACGTTCACTAGCCTCACCTGCACCTGCACCTACAGCTAACGATGCTGCAATACCTGGCCCTACAAAAGGAATTGCCGCGGGAGCAAGAATACCTGCAAAAGAACCAAGTGCTTCACCAAACTTACGAGGTACAGCTGATGCCCCTATACCTATATTTGCATCAGGTGCAACAGCTTCTTGTACAACATCTCCAACACTTTGTATTTTTTCTCTTAGTGCAAGTTCTGTTTCTTCCCCAAAAGGAGTAATAGCACCAAGAGCCGCAGTTTCAACTAACCCTGCAAGTCCACCTACTGTACCTTTACCAAGCTCTTGTATCTGGTCTATTATAGTTCCAGGTCTAGCCATAGCTTGCAGCTCCCCAGCCCGTGCTAAAGCAGCATAGGGGTCTTGTTTTTTAGCTAGATGTATATCAACAAGTTCTCTTGTAGTGGCCCCCTCTGGCCCTTCTACTTGTACTGGTGTGCCATCTTTTTTGTATATCGTATATGTACGCATGATGCACTTTTAGTCAGGATCTCTATTTAAATCAAACTCGGATTCTTCTTCTTTTTGTTTCGTTATATCTATACCAAACACGCTTTTTAATCTTCTAGCATAAGCATCGTACCTAGCATACTCTTCTGTATATTTAGATTTAAAATTAAGTTCAAATGCCCTTTCTAATTCTGCAACTCCCCTTGCTTGAGTATTATACGCATCAGTGCCTGACTCTAGTCCAGCTAAAACTTGCCGTGCAGCCATTAGTTCTGTACCAAAAGTAGAAGTTTCATAATCTGTTGCTCTAGCCTCTGCAAGATTAGTAGATATGGTGTCTAAACCCCTTCTTAGAAAATCTAATAGGTTACCTTCTCTAGTTACATCTACCATTTCTTCTTGCACTTTTACAGATCGTCTTCGTATTTTTAACTCTGCAGCTTTGTTTAAACGATCATTTATCATTTGAGTATATTCAATATCTCTTCTGGTGGCTTGTCCTCGTCCAAAACCAGACGATAACGCATAGGCTAATCTTTCTAGAGCATTGTTGTAGGTGTCTATTTTACTGTCAACTACTCTTGGTTCATCACTTGAATTAACCTCTGTATTCAAAGCATTATTTATCTCTTCATCTAATTGTTGATCTGCTATTTCATCAGTCTCACCATCTATAGCAGGCCCTTTAGTATCTAATTCTTGATCTACTAACTCTGGTGTTGTATCATCTTTTCGTTTTTCTTCAGATATTAAAGCGTAAGGATTATCAACACTAGATAGATCTTTAAGTTTATTTAATATTCCAGAAATACCACCTATTTTACTAACCACACTAGGTTCACTATCACCTCCATAACCTAAATCTTGCTCAGTAAAATTTAAGTCTGAACCTGGAAAACGATTTTTTGGGTCAGTTTGATCTCCAAACCCTGTATCTCGACTTGCAGTTAAATTATTTATTGCTGATGCTAACTCAGGAGTTTCTACACTAGAGTCTTGTGCCTGTCTTAACAAGTTAAGTTGCTTGTCTGTACCTCTTTGTTGTTTCTCTGCTGCTCTTCTAGCAAGAGATTCTTTAGCTGATTCACCTGTATTTATTGGTACAAACGGTCTTATATTACTAACTATACCTTCATTATTAGCGGGTGCAGGTCTGTTTTCTGGCTTTAACATGCCACCTTTTAGTATGTTCTTTAACAAAGTTATTAGTGACCTATCTTGGTTTGTTGAATAATCAAATCTGGGTATACCTAACTCCCCTAACGCACCAATGCCATAGGGGTCGTTTACAGATCCACCATTTGCTAGTTTTACTATACCACCTTGTGCTGATCGTTGCATGGGCATCTGTCTAGGCATTTGTCTGGGTTTTTGCCCTAATCGTTTTAAAACATTAGCATCTAATTTACTTATTGCCTGTTGTGCTTTGTTCTTTTTATTTTGTCTGTTTGTTAATATTTTTCCTACACTATCCACCATATCCTTTTGGGTTCTACCCTCTAACTCCTGATCTATTTGAGATACAACAGTATTAGGGTCTTGCTCCATAGCAGCGTACATACTTGCTTCATACGCTTGTTTTTCCTTTAAAAGTTTTTGTGCTGCTAGAGCTTTAAGGAGGTCAGGTGTAATACCCTTTGTAGGATTAGGGCGCATTTGTTGCATGGGGTTTGCTATTTGTGTCAACTGTTGAGGAGACATACCACTAAATGCCTGCTTCTGTCTTTTAAAATCTGCGTCTAAAGAACCTAAACCTAACATTATGTTTGTACCCCTTCTGCACTGCTAACATCCGAAAGTCTTTGTAGTAATGTTAAAATATCAGAAAAACTAGCCGCCCCCGAACTTAAAGCACTAGGATCTGCAAAAGAAATATCCGTAGCGGATAATGGTAGTTCCTGTAACAACGACTGTAAATACACAGGCATTTTGTAAGCAAAATCTCTTTCTTCTTCAAATTGTAGTCTATCTGCTTCTATACCTTCAGCATCAATATCTCTTTCTGTTGCACCTGCTGTACCCATCCTGTCTAGTGCTGCAAGCCCATACTGTCTATCTCCTTCTTGAGTATCTCTATCAAATCCCATACCCTCTCGTGCTTCGCCAAAGGCTTTATAGTAACCTTCTCCTAAAGTCTTATCTAGTTGGTCTAATAGGTTTCTTCTTCCCTCTGACTCCATAACAGCTTGCCTACTACCCCCAAATGCTCCTGCCTGTGTAAGTCTAGAAGCATCTGCTACTCTTGATATATCAGCCTGTCTTCTTAATTCTTTTAATTGTGGGTCTAATACATTTTGTAAATAAGGGTTCATGTAACTTGCTACAGAAGCAGGGTCTGCCATTGACCCTGTAAATGATGTCATACCCTCTGTAGGTATTGTAAGCCCTGCAAGCCCTTCAAACTGTTGTGTTTGTAAATCAGACTTTCCTGCTGTCAATGGCCCTGTGTACGCTTCGTAAGGTAAAGCAGCTGCTGCTAAACCTTGACCTAACATTTCTGTAGCATACGGGCCTATATAAGGCGATAAACTACTGGCTACACCTGTTTGAGTGCTTAAATCTGTACCGTCATCATTTAATGGATCTGTTGCCATGTCTATCTCCTACGCAGGTAAAAATTCTTTTGAGTTTATTTCTGGAGCTTGTTCTGTCTCTCCAGTTCTTGCTTCTCTTACACGTGATAACATCTCATCAAGTACCTTTGCACCTGCGTCTGAGTTACCGTTACCTAAATGACTAACTACATCTGCAGGTATTACATATTCACCATCACTCAAAGCTGCAGGATCTTCGTTGTCTATGGTAGCAGGCACTTTATCTGCCATGCCATCAGTCTCACCATCTAGGTATCTTTGTTTTCTTGAGCCTAACTCAGCTATACCACCTGTAGCGTACCCTCTTCTTCTAGAACCTTTTGGCCCTGCTCTATCTATGTAATCAGTTCCAAACATCCTTAAAAATTCTGCTTCTTCTTTTGGAGTCAAAGGTGGTTCTTCTTGACCCACCATTCTGTTAAATGCTCCATACGCTCTATAGTTTGGATCTTTCATGCCTAAATCTATTTCGGTAAACGAAGGACGTTCTTTTATTTTAGGCCCTTGTTTTTTAATTCCTAATAACCCTAACAAACCACCTACTGTTCCTGGGTCATAATTCATAAGAGCTTTTTCTATAGTAGATAAAGAATTATCTACTTTTCTCCCTTGTTTGTAAGGAGTCACTTGTAAAGGGCTAGTGGGATCATCTTGTATAGATTGATAAGGACTTGTAAATGGACTTGTTTCTTCTGAAGGTGACATGTTTTGACTTAATACAGACTGTGCTGTGGGTACAGCTGCAAAACTGGGTTGAATTAAAGGATCTTCAACAGACGTTTCTACAGCAGGTGTATCAACAATAGCACGTATTTGGTTAGCAGGATTAGCAAGATTAGAAGCCGCTAGTGACGTTGCTTGTGTTCCTGCTGCAGATACTGCGTCTGCTAAACTTTGTGTTGCGCCTTCTTTATCCATATCTACATAAGTTGCGTCAGTAAAGTACCTTCTTCCACCACTTCCTGGCCTACGATCAGGATCAAACGTATTTGGCACACGCCTCCTAACAGCCTTATAGTTGGGTATGCTACCTTGATATCCAGTTGGGTTTATTGTAGGATCAAAAACTCCCGCTGCACCGCCACCAACACCAAGTATGGCTGCTAACCCCAAAGCTGTATCATTTAATGTTCGAGTGGTTTTTGTTGGATCTTTTGGATCTGTGACAGTATTAAATAAAAAATCTAAATTCATTTATACACCTCCAAACACTTGTAAAAATTCTCTGTCTTCATCATCATCTTTATCGTCTTCATCCGTGTCTTCTTCTTTTGGTTTTAAAGAATCTAAATATTCTTCTAAAGAGAGAACACCAAGCCCCTGTTTAAGAGGATCATATTCACCAGTAGTATACTGTTGGAAGGGTTTAGTAAACGTTTTTTCTTCTTGTTGAGGAAAAATGCTACCAAAATCATAAATATAGTCTAAATCCCCACCTTCTTCATTTACAGCTCTGCCCATACCACCAGCCTGTCTTTGTCTAAAATCTAATAATTGTGCTAAACCCCGAAGTTGTGGGTCAGGTTGAGTGGTGACTGCTGTACTTATTGTTGTATCTACTGCTGTGTCAGCGGTGGTATCTGCTTCCGTGCCTAATGTAGCATCTATCACTGTGTCTACAGGTGTTACCTGTGTGCTTATATCTTCTTCTATAAGATTAATAACGTTGTCTACTTGAGTCACATCGTCATCAGTTAATGAGTCTATATCTGTACCCAATATATTAGCATAGATATTAGAAGTTTCGTCATCTAAAGAAGAAGTTACAGGATCTTTAGGAGTAAATTCTACTACGTTCTCACTTAAAGTTTCTTCTAATGGTTGAGTTAATAGTGTTTCAGTTTCAAGTCCTGTTTCAGGCCCTACTGGAGGTTTAATAGCGTCACCTTCAAAAGCATCAACCTCATCAAACTGTGACAAATAATCTTTATCTACTGTAGGTTGATCTGTTGTAGTATCAAAAGTAGGCGTTGTATCGTCATCTATTGCAGGTTCATCAAAAGTTACTGGGTCTAACGCTTCTGGAACTGTATCTTTATTAGAGATTTCTAACACGTTATCTACATTGTCTTGTATATCTTCTGGAGTTACAGGTGTTTCTATTATTTCTAGACCTGTGCCTCCAAATGCACCGTCAGGATCTAAAAGATTTTTTTCCACATAAGTAGCTACATCAGAAGATAAATCTCCATTATCATATTTAGATATTAGTGCATCTTTAATTTCTTGTGCAGTGTTAGCTACAGTTACAGCCCCACCTTGCCCAGCCACACCTAATAAAAATGCGCCTCCTGTTTCACTTCCTGGGTCAATACCAAAATCACGAAGCGCTTTTTCTGTAATTGCAGTTTGCCCTGCCTCTGTAAGTCCTCCCGATATACCAGCTACGCTAATATTTATAGGTATACCTAGTGCTTTTCTTTGTCCTGGGGATAGTTTGGTGTATATATCTTGTATAGTTTTTATACCTAACGTTCCCACAGCCGCTTTAGCGGTAATAAAGTCTCCAATACCTTCTAAACTACCAGCCGCAAGTGCTGATCCATAAAATTTATCTTGTAGTTGCTGTGTTGCTTTTTCTACGTCACCATCTGCATCCGCAACAAGTGTCTGCCATAAAAGGTTGTCATCTAACTCACCACCATCTACAGCTCTTTTTACATGGGCATCTATCTCTTCTTTCGCTGCCCCATAACCCTCTAATGCTCCAAGGCTTACGGTTAAAAGTGGGCCAACATAAGGAATTAACGTTACAAGAACATCTGTAGCAACATCTCCAAACTCTTCAGAGGCATTTAAAAAAGTAGCAAACTTATCTGTGCCATAAGGTCTACCCAACTGATCTAAAGCTACTTCTCCTCCAGGAAGAGCAGTTGTAAAATCCATTGAAGCTGGTAAAGCGTGTAATTGCCTTAGTAAAAGATCACCACTAATTTTTTGTTTTAAATTATTACTAGTTCCATCTAACCAATTTACGAAACCTCCTGTAGCATCCCTTAAAAATCTAGTATCATCCTCTTGAACTCTATTTAAAAATTCTTCTTCTAACTGTAATGCTTTAGTAAGGTCTAACTCTCCACCCTCACCATAAACTTTTCCAAGTTCAGTATCAAGCACGTCTCCAAGATCAGCAGCACCTTTTACTTGGAATGCTAACGCTTCTAATAGCCCAGAACTTACATTATACCCTAGTGCAGCTAAGTTCTTTTTAGCTATATCAATAAAACTTTCTTCTTCTGCCTCTTCAAGAGCTTCTTCTCTTAGAGCCTCACCTTCTTCAAAATATCCTTCGTAGAAGTCAGGTTGCTCTACTGTTTCTTCCCCTACTATATCTTTAAGTACCTCTTCTGCAGTATCTATAACAGGGGGTTTATCAATAACATCGTCTGGTGCTTCTATGACAGGGGGGTCTTTTATTTCTGGTCGTTCTTCTTCACCTTCTGGTAACGTCTCAGTAGGTCTTTCTTCAACAGCCTCGTCATCTAGGACAGGTATTTGTGGAGCTGTTGTATCTACTTCAGGTGCTACATCTGTGCCTATCTCTTCAAACTGATCTTGGTACTCTAAAAGGTCATCCTTTTCACTAACTGGTATCTTCATATTGTCTTTTTGAGCAAAAAAATGGTCAGTTATATTTTCATCTTCAGATAATTCATATTTTTCTCTGTAGTATTCTTCATCAAAATTGGGTCTAAGCGTAAGAAGTGCTTGCCTATCCATTTCGTCATATAAAGGTTTAAAACTATCACCAAGGTTGTCTACTTCAGATAACACATACCCTAAGTTGTTTTGATACGTTTCTTGTCTGTCGTTTAATAATTTTTTGTTTTTATCGTAAGACTCTTTAGCCCTATTAAGGCCAGGTAGGTAAGTATTTTCATAATTGGACTTAAAATTATTTGCATAACTTTCTAACGCTACGGCAGCGTTATTTACAGCATTTGCATTTGCTTCGTTTTTGTTACTATTATAATTATTTAAAGCGTTTTGATATGTAGAATAAAGAGCATCTTGTTCCGCTACCCCATTGTTTATTAAATCTCTAAACTTGTTATACTCTTTTGCATCTCCTGTTAATGTAGCTTCAGCCTCTTGTAAAGCTGTTGCAGACGATTGCGTGTCATCATAAGCACCACTAAGTTGATCTATGGTTTTAAATACAGGTTTATTTATAATTTCTTTTAAGTCATCAAACGCTTGTTCTCTAAATGTACCAAAGAAAGCCTCTCCTGAAAGTTCAGGATTGTTGTATAGTGCTGTTGTAAAACTGTTAGATACTGCGTCAGTTAGAACCGCTATCTGTGCGTCATTAAGATCACCAAAAACATTGTCTTCTAAAAATTTATTTACGGTAACACCTACATTGGCATATTTATCTATAATAGAATATAATGCTCCTGCTGGATCTGCTGCTGTTAAAAATGCTGCACCTGATAAATCGTCCCCACCTAATTCAGCACCAAGAGCAGCAAAAATACTATTTTGTACTCCTTCATCTAAACCTTCAAACCCTGTTAGTTGATCTTCTGCAACATTAAAAGTATCTCTGGCTATGGTGTCTACTTTATCAGATACTGCGCCCATAGCTGCGCCAACACCTGCCTGTAGTCCGCCATTTTTAAACGCTTCTATAGGATCTTGCCCATATACAACTGCTGTTGCTGCACGTTTACTACCAGCCCCAATAATTTGTGCTGTTATATTCGACCCTGTTGCCTGCGATACTGCTGTCTGTGCATACTGACCTGCAAATTTTCCTGCAGTAGTCCCTGCATAAGATAGAGCAGCTGCTTTTATTGCGTCCTCTATATCCCCACCTTTAGCAAGAGTATTTGCTCCAGATGCTAAAGGTATAGCCCAAGTAGCAGCCGCAGTTACTGCTGTAGTAGTAGTTCCAAGTAACGCTGCGGTAGGGCCTGCCAATACGGTTGTAGCTAACATAGCTATAGCTTCAATAGGATTATCTAACGCATAGTCTACAATATCTCCTACGCCATCTATAACTGGGTTTATAATTTCATCTACAACCCACTCACCTGCATCTAATACAACATCAATAACACCTTCAACAAGATCCACAGCTCCATCAAATACATCACCTACAAAATCAAATATATCTCTAATTATTTTCATTACAATGCGCCCTTTTGTGAAAATTTAAAAAGTACGCGGACATATTTGTTATCTTTAGAGTTTACCATGTACCCTTTAGTCCCAGTGCCTTTAAAAGTTTGCCCCACAGCTTTTGCAACAGGTTCAAGTGTACCTGCTCTAAAATCAGCAGAATAATGAGTTATACCTTTTTGTTGTAAAACATTAAAATATTTTACAGTATTATTAACAAGATTACGGGCTGTATCTACATTAAATAACCTACCGTGCAGTTTATTTTTATCTTCACCTTTATGGGCTACAAATACAGTATTACCAACTTGCGCAACATCTACACTAGGCATGGTAAGTTCTTTAGTTATTCCCGCAAGGGTGGCTGCTGGAGTTATCTCTGATTCTCCAGAAATAGCATCTTGTTGTTCTAAAGCCATAGAAATAATTGTTGGTGCAGGAAGTGGTTTCTCTTTACTGTCTACTACTTCTACCATTACGTTATCTCCAACACACTAGCTACAACATGTAATCTATTTGCTGTACCTGCTGTAACTTTTAATATTTCGGTTGCTTGTAAAACCAAAGGTGCAGTCAATAACTCTACAGTTCCTTTTGCTCCCACTGCTTTATCTTTAAATAAACTAAAAACATCTGACCCATTCGTAAGCGTAAGAGTTATTGTATCTGCATTGTTACTATCCTCAGATACAAGTATAGACTTTACAATAGTTGTAGTAGAAGCTGCACAAGTATAAAGTGTCGTTGCACTAGTTGAGGTTAAATCTACCTTTGCATTTGTATATGTATTAGCCATTAACCCATAAACCACCCAAAAGCATCAGATTTTTGTTGTGGTGAAGTATCTCGCACAACATTGTCTAATTGGTTAAAATACAACCTTAATACATTGTTAAGTTGATTAAAATGCACTTCTTCATACTCTTTAGGAGCATATGGCAACGCAGGTGCGCGAAACTCTACTGTGTATGAATCTTCAGCCATTACCTTCTTCCATCTGGACGCATATCAATTCTTGGAGTGCCAAACTGCCATTGTACGCCTGTAGCACTAGATTCTACCTTTACTGATAATTGTCGCCCTCTAACTCTAGTATGTATTTGATTTGTATAAGCCTCTACAGGTGATGTAGCTGTCCGTGTAACAGTGCCTGTATTTGTACCACTTTCTGAAGCAGTAGCATTTCTGCCAGAACCAGAAGAAGCATGAGGAAACAAAGTCATATCTATGGCAGGACTATTTGCTGTAGAACCCTCAAAATTTATATCTGGTAACATACGAGATATTAACATAAATTTATGCCCGTCATCTAAGTCAAAATCTGCTGAAAGTATAAAAGCATCTATTGCTGCGGTAGTGCCTGTCTCGTTATCGTCTATACCGTTCTCATGGTCTACCAATACTCCATTATAAGTAGTGGCTAGTGGAAAAGACCTTAACCCAGAGTCTAACCATGCAGTTCGTGCCATAGATCCGTAATACCATATGTCATCTAAAAAGTTATAAATAACGTATCTATCTATGTTAGCTGAATTTGCAGAACAATAAAACCACCACACTTCGTGAAACGCTTCGTTACCACCTGCAAACACTTGTGTAAACTGGTCAGTATTAAAATCTGTAAACACATATTTACGTAGGTCACAAGGCAAAGGTTTTGTTCTACCATCATACATATAAAATTTATCTTTACCCATCCAGTATGCAACACCATTTGTATACGCTACTGCATTTTGAGAAGCTATTGATATATTTTCGCCAACTATTGTAGCACCCCACACACCAGATCCTGCACCCACATACTGTAAAGAATATAATGAAGAATCAGACCAAACAAGAACCTCCTGCCTAGCTTGAGATGCGGCTACTATTTCTGTACCACGTGATAAACGTAAACTCCCTGCTTGGTTTGTAGCCGCTGGAGTCCAGTTCACAGCACTATCTTGGTCAGACCAACGTATAAGCATAGGATCTAAAACGCTAGTGCCTAAAGGGTTAGTCCCAAAACAAAAAACAAAACGATTGATATCAGATATAGCCATGACATTTTGTATTATAGGTACGTCAGATGCGCCAGTACGACCTGTTAAAGCAACGGCTCTGTTGTTGAGAGAATCTTCAACACTAGCATCCCAATAATATAACCTATCTCCTCTAAAACCAAAAATTAAATCTTCTCCAAAGTTTTGTTGTGACCATATACGAAGTTCTTCTTGACTAGTTTGTCCAGTATTCCAAGGCCCTGCACCCCAACCACTAGCTCCCCAACCTGCAATTTCTGAAGAAGATGTTGCGCCAGAAACTATTTGATATGCTGCAACACTACTACTTTGGGATACGCTACCTGTGTTATCATCTGCAGAAGAAGCTATATTAGTAAAAGTTAACGTAGTATCACTAAAACTCTTAGCATTAATTGTATAAACATTTGCAGATTCTACAGTTTCTATTTGATATTCATTATTTAAAACAGCAGTTGTAAAATTACCTGATAATGTGCTTGTACCACTAAATGTTACAAAATCTCCTTCTGTAGCCTCATGGTCATTATCTGTTACGAGTATTGTAAAGAAAAAAATTGTAGCCCCCGAACTATGCGTAGCGGCTGTTGTGCTTGTAGAAACACCAGATACTAATCGTGACGCACCTCTAGTACAACCTGTTAACGTGTTATCAGTTATACCTGTATAATCTATAACTTCACTATCAATTAACGCTTTTCCTGCTACAGGAAATCCTGTGGTGTCGGTAAGAGCTATTGTAGTAGCACTTGTAGAAGTCACAGCAGCACTTAATGTGGTTCTGAATGCTTTAAAAGTAATATCTCCTGCACTAGTTGTATTTCTAACGGGAGTTATATCGTTAAAATTACCTCCAGCTTCTATATAAAATTTAAGATGTGTGCCTATACCTATTAAATTTTGTTGTCCTAAAGTTATCCAGTTAAATATAGATCTTGCTGTCCCTAAAAATGTAGTTGTAGTTGTACGTGTCCATCCACCTATTTTTTCAGGTGTGCCTTGTCTAAACCGTACATTATCACATTCATACCAACCACCTTCAGACGCATAGCGTGTGTTCTCACGGTTTACTCCAGGTTTAAAAGATAACTTCTTTAGAGGCATATTACTGTACCATACTTAGAGATGCTTGCGTTGTTTCTTTGTTTCTTCTAGTCCAACCTCTACCAAAAGTTTTAAACGTGGATAAGTTTTCATAAAAGTCTTGTCGTAGTTTACCAAACTCTTCAACCATATATTTAGGGTTCTGTCCGTTTATCAAAGCAAGCGTCTTAGGGCCTATTGCTCCGTCTTGAGTTGCACCTACAATTTTTTGTAATGCTTTAGCTGCACGACCTGTTCCGCTATTTACACCCCAATCAAACGCGCAAAAATCTAAACCACTAGGGAGATCATCACATTTGAGCCGATTCCAGTAGTTCTCTCTATAAATAGGGGCTACATCGTCTGGAGTAAGATCTTTCATATTCTTCTCTCCTCCCCACTCGTCATATACTCTTTTAGTAACTCCTAGATTAGTTTCTCCACCTGGGTCTTCAGGGTGGTTAACGTACCCACCTTCGTGATGGAGCAGCATAGCTAAACTATTTGTAAAATTTTTTTTCATTTAGTTAATCCTTTTGTCTTTTCATAGCTACGCAATCCTCCGATTCCGAGCATACCGCCCAAAACAGGAAGAAGCGTACCGACATCAAATTCAGGTAAATCGGGTGTTTCTAAGCCAATGTAGGCAAAAACAAATATTAAAAGCGGCTGAAACACGAAATGATATGCAAAAGCAATACCGCATGTCCAGCCAACAAATGGCCGCCAGCCGCCCTTAAATAACGATCCTGAAGCCGCTTCAGCTTTATTTATCTCTAATTGTGCAAGTAAAGCCTCTTGAGAATGTTTCTCCCCCATAGTGGCTATCTCGTGAGCCAAAGCTGCTTTTTGGTCTTTGTCCTCAATAAACTTATCTAAAAGACCTGTTACTGGGCCAACTAAACTTGTTAATACACTCATTCTACCCCTCTCTTAACTTGTAATATGTTAAGGTTTTTCTCCTTCTTCTCGCCATCATACTCCCAAGCATAGTTTTTTTCAACCATCATTAACTTTCCTTTGGTTTTTTGTTTAATACGCTTCCTGTTAGTATAGCACCAAACGACAAATGGAACAAACCCCCACCCATTAACGTGTACGGACTATGATGATCTGTCATTTTTCTCATTAATTCCATCTGTAGTTGAGCATTTTCCATTGTATTCATTGTGTCTATAAACCCTGATATCTCTGGTCTATTTACTCCATACCATACGGGAACAAGTACAAAATCAAACAAACATATAAAAAGATACACTCCTAAAGCTATTGATTGAAAATTAACACTAGCCATTTTTTGTAAACGCACTAGATGCTATGAAAGCACCAATAACGCCCATGTTCGAAAGAACCCAAGTACTACCAATACTGCTCAAATGATCTAATCTATCCAACGGAACGAGATCTGTCATAAGCACTGCGATATAAGCAGTTACTGAAATTGCACTAAACCACACCATATAGCGTTGTTGATCCTGTTTGGCGTTATCGTTCTCCAAACGGATCTTTCTTTCCATAATCTCAAGATCGTCTATTTGCTCGTCTCCGTTAACATCTAGTTTTGCTGCAAATTCTTTAGCTGCCTTACCTTTGAAAGTTTTCTGTGTCATTTAAAAGCATCCTTCATTGCACTCATTAAATCTTTAATTGTAACCCTTTTGTCTTTTGGGTCGTAAAGGCACACAAGTTCTCTAGGACATGCGTCAATGCTTTCCATAATTTCGATGCCTCCTGATCCGTTAGCTCCCTCGTATAAACACCAGTATTGTCTTGTTGTTTTCCCTCTAAATGATTCATGTACCTTCTCTACCTTCTTTAATCTGCATATAGTATATCCTCCGTTATCAAGAGTTGGCCTTCTGTAATGTTCATGTGCGTCTGTCAAGCAAGACGAGACCATAAGTAAGACCAATGAGGAGAGCAAGGCCGATACCAAAGGTACAGATGCCAATAGCCCAGAATATAATTTTTTCTTTACGTTCTTGCGCTTCATAAACTTCTTTCTGTCTGCGTTTTCTTATTTGACCTTCCATACCTATAAGTTCATCCCATGCTTTAGTTCCATGAGTAAACATAATAAATGTTTTAAGTTCGTCACGCTGTTGGTCTAGTTTTTTCTTAGCGGCAAATGCTTCTATGGCCTCCTGTTCTATAGATTGCCCATTAAAGACTTTTTGAAACATAGAGGGATTTTTACTACGTTTTTCTATATTCGCTACGTCTGATACAGCACCCATCCATTTAGATAGGTCTTGTGTCATAGCATCCAGTTCTCTACCTGCCATGAATGCTTTTTTTATTCCCCCGAATGCGGCAGTTGCTGTGGAGATAGCTGCGCTTATTGTAAGGGGATCCATTTTACATCCGTATAACTATGCTTATGAGTAGAAGAAGAGTAGCACCAGCAGAGCCAAGCAAGATAGATTCAATGCGCTTAACGCGATTAAAAAGATCCCTGAATTGTATATTTGCCTCAGTTTCGAGGCGAGTCGCACGTGAATCAAGACGAGCTATTTCTTTATTAAGGGATGTTAGAGTTACGCCTTGCCTAGCCATTAGTTCCTTCCATGTTCCCATCCACTGTTTGTTTAAACGAAGCAAGAAGTTCTGTTCGAAAACTTTCAGATGCGCGTTGTAATTGATCTAATTCTCCACGTAAGGTATTTGACCTATTTGTCAAGTCTTTTAATTGGTTAATTAAATATTTCTGTTTAGCGTTTAAATCTGTTTCTTTATAGTCTTGTCCATCTATATTTAACACGTTATCAATCATTAGTCATCTCCTTAATATATACATTAACTAGGTTTAGTAGGCCAAGTAACACCTGCAATATCGCAAGAATCACCATCAGCATTATAAACTGCTCTAGGATTCCACTTTGAAGTACCTGCCGCAGGTAAATCTCTTAACTCTTGTCTATAAGTTTTCCACGCATCAGGTACAGCACTACTAGATTCTAATGCTTTAATTGCTACCCAATCTGAACCACGCAAAAAAGTATTTCTTTCTTCTTTTGCCATATCTATAACTTGCTCGGTGCTTAAAGCATTAACCTTTTCTTGCGTCCAATTTGATGACTCGGTTACAGGTCTGGTTTTAGTAGCTCGCTTTGCACCTTCTGTAAGAAATGAAGGAGTGTTTCCAGTTTTAGGAGCAAAATCATTAACAAGATAATCTAAATCATTTTGTGTCATATCTTCTGTTAAAACAATTTCAGCCCATGAGCCATCAGGGTATGCTACTTTAGCTATACCACTTGTTATTTTTTCTACTGTGTAATCCATAATTTACCTCTCTTTACTTCTGTAATGGTCACGATAACAATTTTTAGAATGTGCCTTAAATCTTGCATATGTTTGTTTTATTTCCTTCGCCTCTTTTTCAGTCTTATAGCTCAATTTCATTTTTGAATTTACTCGTTTGAATGGAATGACTTGAGCGATTAAAGTACCCATTGGAACTTCACCTGCAAAATCAGGGTCAACAAGAAAAGGAAGTTGAGGAGCAACGGGGTATATATCTGTATCTACAACACCACCGAATATTTTAACTGGTATATCATCTCTATGATATGGAGCAGTAAATAAACAAGACCACCCTTTAGGCGTGGTAATTCTCCAAGGACTAGATAATTTTCTAATTGTTGATGGAAGTTTTAATTCATTTAATGTAGTATTTTCTAACTGCATTTTTTTATGACTGCCTAAATTATAAGGCATATCATCATTTGGATTGATAGAATTTTGAGCTGAATCATACGCTTCACCATTACGAATAAATAAATAATGCCAAAGAGGAATACCAAAGCCTAGCTTCATACAGTCTGTAAATGGCATACATTTTTTTACACTAGGATTAAAACCTATATATTCTGAAGGCATTTCTTTTGGAGTTACAGAAAGTTCATGCCCTTTCATTTTGTCAGGAAAAAACTGTGTCATTTTTTTTGGTTTAAAAGCAACCTCAAAATCTTCTTCATTAGCTTTATGCCAAATAAACTGAATATCTATTTCTTCATCAGTCTGTTCTGACTGTACTTGCTCTATTGTTTTAAGATGTAGCACCATTTACCGTTCCACTATTTGTTACTATGTTTATTGAGCCAGACGAGAAAGATGCCGCTTTACCTGCCGCACCACCTGAACCTCCGCTTCCACCACTTGAGCCTCCACTTCCGTTAGATGCGTTTCCATTTGCGCCCGTGCTTCCCGTACTTCCACTTGCTCCACCGCTACCTGCCGCACCATAACTTGCTCCAGCAGGGCCAGTTCCACCCGATCCACCCGTTCCACCAGTTCCTGCATTTGTTCCACCGCCCGAACCACCACTTCCTCCGCTTCCACTATTGGCTCCTCCTGCGGATTGTCCATAACCTTGACCTACTGCACCTGCTCCACCTGCTCCTCCGTTTCCACCTGCTCCACCAGATGTACTTGATGATGTTTGAGTCTTTTTTGCAACTGAATAATAAATATTTACATTGCTATAACTGTCAGCATTATTTTTATTACCTCTTACATACCTCGGATAATTGCCATTAGGTGACATATTATTACCAGAACCACCCATTTCAGTAGGATAATTAAGCCAATTACTATTATTAATATATCCTTGCCCAATACTCCCACCATAAGCAATATTAATTGGATAAGGATATCCACCACCTCTAACTATAGACCAACGATAATTAGTATAGTTATAACTATAACCACTTGTGCTAGTTGAGGTAGTAGAACCATTACCACCAGTTCCACCCTGGCCACCTCCACCTGCACCGCCTGAACCTCCACCACCACCAGAGATTTCTCCAGTATTAATAAGGTTAAAGCTATGTGCTGAAGTTATTGCGTGTCCACCTGCACCACCTGCACTACCATTTCCTCCAGTTCCAGAACCACCTGAACCTGCACCACCTGCCGTACCACCTAGACCACGAATAGTGCCTGCGTTATTTATGGTAAGTGTCCCACCCATACCATCTGGGATGGTTATTGGGCCAAGATCCACACCTTCTGGAACAATTAATGTTTTTGCTAAAGCGCCTTGATAGTCAGAAGTGCCAAACGCAGTTTGTAAATTTAAACTGGATGCTGCTGAAGCAGTAAAATCTAGTCCAGAAGCCCCTAGAACTACACCAAACCCTAAAACATTATAGCCAAAACTTGTCATTATGCATCATTAGCCGCATCAGTTGTAAAAAATAGTTTTATACCCAAAAGCCTAGAATCTCCTGATTGATCGTCAGCAGAAACATCTCTCATAACTTGAAAGAAGCACAAGTCCTCTGCGGCAGGCGAACCTGCTATAGTTACGTTACCACTTTCTGCTGTAACATCTAAGTCGTTACTTGTTCCTGAGTGGGCTTTTGCAGTAGCTACTACCGTAGTACCAAACGCTGTGTTTAAATCTCCGTTGTCAGAGAAAGATCCTCCTGCTAACCCCCAAGCTGTTGTTCCCGTGTTTGTACCCGTCACTGTGAAATATGCTTTAAACGTAACCGTTCCTTCATCCCACGATTTAGGAAAAGCTATAGTAAATTGTGCATGCTCATCTGACCCTGTTGCAAAGTCTAAACATTTTAATTCAGGGCCGTTTGCTAGTTCTACTTGAGTAAGATCAGCACATCCATTTGTACTTTCTGGGTACATAGCTGCGGCAGGTATCCATATTGTTTCTTTTCCTGCAACTTTAACAGCCGCACTAGACACCGTTGGCTGTTGCGTAAAATTAACTACACCATTAGCTGCGATTGCAAGGGCATCTGTGTCAGAAGCTGAACCAATATTACCTGTGTCAGGTATTACAATATTTCCACCAGTGGTCATAAGACCGCCACCTGTGTATGTACCACTTACGTCTACATTACCGTTAATATCAATTAATGTTGAGTTAAGTTCTATTTCATCATCTGCATTAATATCTAAGTCCCCGTCAGCAGGTGAACCAATATTAATAGCGCTGTCACGGAATTGAACTACCATTGCAGCATTAAGTAATAACCCTGTATCAGCAACGTGTGTAAGAACAACATCATTGTCAGCACCAAAAGATAATGTTGCGGCATCGTGTTGTAATTCTAAATCTTGAGTTAGCGTAACATCACCATCAGATCCTATAGCAATAGCATCTGTGTCAGAAGCTGAACCAATATTGCCTGCGTCAGGTATTACAATGTTGCCACCTGTAGTCATTAAGCCACCGCCTGTATACGTTCCGCTTACATCTAAATTTGCGTTTATATCTGCGAGTGTTGCATTAAGTTCAATCTCGTCTGTTGCGTTTATGTCTAAAACTGTTGCACTTGGAGCATTGATATACTGTGATGCGTCATTAAACTGAAGTTGCATTGTAGAATTTAATAACAGACCTGTATCAGCAACGTGTGTAAGAACAACGTCATTATCAGCACCAAAAGATAATGTTGCAGCATCGTGTTGCAACTCTAAATCTTGAGTTAATGTAACGTCACCATCAGCACCTATTGCAATCGCATTTGTATCAGAGGCTGAACCTATATTACCTGCATCTGGTATAACAATGTTACCTCCTGTAGTCATAAGACCACCACCAGTATATGTGCCACTTACATCTAAGTTTGCATTAACATCCACAAGTGTAGCATTAAGTTCTATTTCATCTGTTGCATTTATATCAAGAACAGTAGCACTAGGAGCGTTAATATATTGGGATGCGTCATTAAATTGAAGTTGCATTGTAGAGTTTAACAACAGACCTGTATCAGCAACATGCGTTAATGTTACGTCTTGATCGTTACCAAACTGTACCGTGCCACCATCTGCGAGAAACAGATCAGAAAACTCTACACTTGCTGTACCTAATGTAGCACCATCAGCACTAGAGGGAACGATAGATGTACCCACTGTAGCTGTGTTAAGAACAGGGCTTGTTAAGGTTTTGTTTGTAAGCGTATCTGTAGATACGAGAGATACTAATGTTGAGCTAGATCCTGCAGGAAGTGTAAGTGTATTTGTTACACCTGCAGAGTGAGGTTGTGCAATAACAATTTGACCGTGACTATTATCCTCACAATTAAACTGTATAGCACCAGAGTTAGTATCACCTCTAACGGTTACGTGACCTGTTCCTTTTGCCGATAGATCAAGATCAATGTTAGTATCTCCACCTGTAGCAGAAAGTAATGGTGGATTGCTTGTTGCAGCATTTGTTATATCAAATTGATTGACCGCACTGCTTGTTGTTTGAAATATGATTTGCTCATTGCCGTTTTCATCTGCTATGAAGTGTGCATCGTCAATAAGTATATTGTGAGAATTAGTGTCTAAATTACCGCCTAATTGTGGAGTCGAGTCCTCTGATACGTTTGATAAATCACCACTTGAACCTGTGCCTGCAATAATGGCGCTCCTGGTAATTTTTTTAAGACCTCCCCCTGATGTGTCCACTGCTATAAGAACATCATCATCAGCTGCTGTAGATATTTCTGATAACGACCCTACCGCTACAGGATTAAAGTTAGTACCATCTGCAACTAATATGTGTCCTGCTGTATTAGTTCCCATAATAAGATCGTCACCTGTTATGGTCAAGTCACCACCCACAACAACATCTCCGTTAAACGTAGCCTTTCCTGCAAGCTCCATATCAATGTCAAGTGCAGTTATAGCACTAGACCCATCTGTGCCTTTGATAGCAAAGTTTTTGTCAGCGACACTTACGGTAAGTTCAACATCAGAGGAGTTGTTAGCTATATCTAATATAGATGTGCCATTATCTTTAAATGTTACATTAGCCCCGTTTGCATCAAGAATAATATCTGCTTCAGCATCAACAGTTAAATTATTAGCTGATATTGTTAAATCTGTACCATCACCTTCAATCTTTTCACTGTCTCCACCAAAAACGATACCTACATTGTTAGGCACATGTATGTCAGAAGTGGCGGTTAAATTTATTTTAGCGCTAGAGGCTATTGTTAAATCTGTACCATCTCCCTCTATTTTTTCGCCATCATCACCAAAAGTTACACCAATACTTGCGGGTATATTAATGTCTCCACCAGACCCAACGCTTATGCTTATATCAGTGCCGTCAGATTCTATCTTCTCATCTCCAGAACCATCAAGTATTAACCCCACGCCCGAAGGTATAACTACATCTGAAGTGGCTGTTAAGTTTATCTTTGCCCCAGAAGTTATTGTTAAATCAGTGTTATCCCCCTCTATCTTTTCTCCAGTGCCAAAAGTGACTCCTACATTAGCAGGCACAACCACGTCCGCTGTGGCAGTTAAATTAATGTTGTTACCTGTTATAGTAAGGTCTGTGCCATCACCCTCAATTTTTTCACCGTCATTACCAAATGTTAATCCTATATCGGCAGGTATATTAATATCACCACCTGAACCCACAGTGATAGATAAGTCAGTCCCATCCGATTCTATTTTTTCTGCAGTGGCAAAAGTAAGCCCAACACCTGAAGGTATATTAACATCAGCTGTAGCAGTTAGATTAATATTATTACCAGTAATGGTTAAATCTGTGCCATCACCCTCTATCTTTTCTCCGTCATCACCAAAAGTTAAACCAACATTCGCTGGAATGTTAATATCAACTCCAGCCGTTAAATTCATATCTCCATCTGTTACGAGATCTAATGTAGCATCAGCACTTGATCTAATAGATATAGCAGAATCTCTAAACTGAACTGCCATACCTGCATTTAATAATAGAGCTGTATCCGCAACATGTGTTAAGCTGACATCTCCATCCGCGCCAAACGAAAGAACCGCGCCATCTGATTGTAATTTTAAATCATCATCAACAAACAAGTCTGGTATGGCTAAATCTTGAAATAGGTCATAAACTGCAGCACTGCTCTCTCCACCATCAGTAGCTATCATTTTTACTTGCCCTGCTAAAACAGCTACATTATTCCCTGTGCCTTGGCTAAAGGTTAAAGTAAAACTTGTTTGGTTTTCTATTATCCAAACCTTAGATAATGAATTAGGTGCAAGTGTAACTGTACAAGCCTGCCCCCCACCTGTGCATTTTAAATATAATGATCTTGCCTCGTCAGAGGCCCCATCAGCAACTGTTATGGTATGTGTAGAAGCGTTAGATATTGCTTCTCCAGTTGAACTATAAGAAAAAGCCTCTGCTATAAGTTCTAGGTTGGTGTTAGTAGTTGTACCCCACGTACCTGTTTGCTCACCTGTGCCTATTTCTTCTAGTCTAAGGTCATTTGTGTAAACGCTTGCCATGTTTTAAACCTTTCTATGCAATACGTATAATAGCAGTTGTATCAGATGCCGTAGGAAACGCAACTTTAAACGTGCTATTACTTGATGACTTATCTGCTCCAAAGTCTAATACTGCAACTGCAGGATTAGTGCCTCCAGACTTATAAATTAAAGCCCCCCTCGCTGTTATAGTAGAACTCGACCACGTAGTGTCTGAAAAATCAAGATACGCAATAGTGCCAGAAGTATCACTTTTAGGTGCTGTACCAATGGTTAACGTGTTACCACCTGCTGTATAACCTGTCCCACTAGTTTCGTTAGTTGTTGAATACACAGTGGTAGTAGCATCTAAAGTAGCACTAGATGTGTATAACGCTATTTTAAATGATTGAGATGTATCACTACTAAAGTCCATCTCCCCGTTTAAAAGAGCAATTTTAAAAGAAGTACACAAATAATTACCAGTAAACGCCATTAACCAGCACCTTGTCCCAACGGCCCAGATCTATAACTATCTTGCCTTAATTTACCATCTACAGAATTTTTTAATAATGTTATAGAATGTAAATACATTTTTTCATAATTTTGTATAATGTCAGGTTCACCTTTTTGGAATCTTATTGCTTCTACCAATGCTCCATTTAACAGCGCGGTGTCAAAATTATCCCCTAAATAAGTACCACCTGCGGTGACTATGGAGGTAGGATATTTAGCATATATATGTTCTATTTCATAATTTTGGTCTGGGGTTGGGGCGAACATTAATTTTACATTAGACCCCGAAGTGCTATGATAAGCATAAAATTTAGGTAGCCCATACTTAGCACTTGTATTTACAGGGTAAGCATCTCGTAAAAAATTAACATCTTTATTTAATAAATAGTTAGTAGTGCTACTGCTTATTACCGCTATACTATACGTGTGCAAATACCCGTCAGGCGTTGTATACAGTTTATTAGTGGCTGTAAGAGGGCCACTATCTACAGTACGCATAGATGGTAGTTCAACAGTATTAAATATTTTTTGCTCTGCCTGTTGTGTAAACATAGCAAGCTGATCGTCTGAAAAACTGGTTTCACATATATCTTCAATATTTGTTTTTAAGTTAGTATAATTCATGTTGTCACCGTTACTTCACCTACTGCACTTACAGCTTCTAGTCTGTTGGTTCTTAACCCATAAATATTTTTACCATCTCCAACTGGATCCCAACCCCATTGTGTATTTCTACTACTAGGATACCCTGCAAAATCAGGTCGTGGATCACGTACAGCTTGCGGGTCTCTAACAGGATATAAACCTAATTTATTCTGCGGATGGTCTGGACTAAAACATTGCGGACAAGCCTTTAAATTTGTATTCCTACCTCTTGTAATTATGTTTCGTAGCTGTCGCAGTTTAAAACGAAACCCACATATATCACATTCGGCTATTACTTTTTTACTAGAAGCAAAGGGTACAGTCATTTTTACCTCATTTTACACTTTCTTATGCCTTTTTTAGCAACACCTGATCCACGAACTTTACGTCCCTTCTTATACTTCAAAGCTACACCCTCGGCAAACTCGTTATCAATACCTAATTCTATTAAATCTTTTCTACCTTTTCTCTTTAAATACTCTTCAAAACTTTCGTCCATCCTAGAGTAACGTTTAAAATCTTCTCTTAAATTTTGAGCGTCTATGTCTAAATCACTAACCCCACCCATAATTATATCCTCCCTATTCTTGGCACAAAACGTTCAGATGTCTTTTCTCTGTCTTCACCTGCCGCTAAGTTATACTGCTCATCATAAGTTGCTTTTAGCATTTCTACTCTAGTTACTAGTTCAGGTACTTTCATAGCTATATAATATGCTAATCCTGCTACTAAACACGGCAAAAAACGGAAGTTCATATCCGCTGTTTCCACACCATTACCCGCATCTTCTATCCTACGTAACCTCCAATATACAAATGTATATGTTTGTGAATCATCAGGCACAGGCCAAAGATTTATACGTGGAGCAGTTAATAACCTTTCAATCCACACCTGAAGAGGTCTACCCTGTGTTAACTTGTTTGGGATAGCCGCGTAGCTACTCACACCTATACGACTTATGGTAAGATCAGATTGTGTAGAAGTATTACCTGCGTTTGTTCTAATAACATGGTCTAAAAGGTCTATGGTATCTGCAGGTAAAGTATATTGTGATGTACCTGCTGTAAGAGTTTGAGTGCCACTATCAATAGTCCACAGGTTTAAACCTCTGTTTTGCCACTCAATAGTTAATAGATTCATAGACCTACGGGCAGTTCTTAGATCGTATCCAGAACGCATTTCACGACCTGCACGCTCCCACGCTTCTTCAGCGATCTCCGTGAAGTCCATGTCAAATGCTGTTGTACCCGAAGTAGCCATGTTTTACACCATCTTACACTTTCTTATGCCTTTTCTAGCAATGCCTGCCCCTCGAACTTTACCACCTTTTTTAAAATTTCTTTTTAACGTCCCTCTGCCAGCATATGGGCCTTCATATTCTTCTTGGTAGTTAGTCATACCTCTACCTGGGGTTAACCCACCCATACCTGGTTCTATGGCTCGTGGATCTATATTAAACCTTCTACTTCTCATTAATTCATTGGGATCTTTTTTCTCATATATCATACGCTGAACTTCAGCAAAATCATCACCAATTTTATCATCTTTTTTTTCTGCTTGTTGTAGTTTTTTCAAATACGTTTTTGGAAATTTCATAGGATCCCCATATTTATCTTTACGCATTTTATCAAGCAATGCTAATTCTTCTTTAGTTTCAAGAATACCGCTTTTATCTAAATCCGACTTGTTTCCAAGCCTAGCGGCTGCTTCAGCTTCAATAATTCTTTCGGCTAAAGATTTTTTCTTTTTATTCTTCTCAACCATTTCTTAGCTCCTATATACTAAAATACCCTTTAAAATAGCCATCGACCTGCTCTAATAGGTCACCTTTAGACTTACGCCTGTCTAACTCTATACCATGTTCTCTCATAAGAGCTTCTAACTGTGCTTTGGTCATGCTTCCATAATCAGGCACGTCACTAGATTCTTCTACTCCCTCAATAACTTCTTCTACTTCTTCGATAACTGCTTCTACTTCTTCAATTATCTCTTCTGCTTCTTCAACAGGAGCTGCTTCAGCTTCAACCCCAGATATCATTGCTAGTGCCTCTGCTTCGGTAAATATAGTAGTTTTTACAAGTTTATCGTTTTCGTCCACAACATTATAAACAGGGTTGTCGTGAACATCCGTACCTACTTGAACCATTTTTAAATGCGCCATAATTATCTCCTTATGTATATAAAGTCTTTTTGCGTCTGTTTTCCATTATAGCACCACAACCTCGTGCTACGCTCCTCTTACGTCTAGCAAGACCACCACGGCTAAAGTTATCGTCACCTATTTTCATGGTTTCTCCCCTACCCTTACCTGTTTTTACTAAGTCTCTTCTACCTTTATTTATAAGGAATTGAGCTTCACTCATACTATCAGAAGCAGAACCCTCATAGTACTCCTCTAATAATTCTTCTAAAGTTTCTTCAGCCATGTCTTCTTCTCCTTGCAAGCCCGCCTACACGCATTTTTACTGTAGCAGGTTTTGTATTTTTTACTACTGTTTTCCCTTTTGCTCCAGCCCGTTTCTTTTTCTTAGCAGTGGAGGCCCTCTGCGATTGGCTTAAACTACTGGCTTTACTTCTTGGCAGACACCTGTCTGGGTTCTTTTTATCTTTAGAAGTCCCACACTTGCCTTTAATTTTGCCGTCCGTACCAATACGAACCCAGTCTTGTTTAACCCAATCTTTAAGAGCGCCCATTACTTTTTCTTCTTCCCTTTAGCCCCTTTTGCATAGTTAGGGTCTTTGCAGTATTTAGAAGCAGCCATATTAGCATAAGCACTGGGATACGTATCGAAAGTGCGTTTTGCCCACGCTTTACCTGATGGGCAAATTTTACCACCTTTTTTATAATACCTACGCATAACTACCTCATTTTAGTGGGTCTTACACCTTTTTTGGCTATACCTGAACCACGAACCTTGGCTTTACCTTTTGCCATGCTCTTAGCTTTACCGCCATTTGCCATACCTTTTTTGACCATCTTACCAGCAGCGTAACTTTTTTTCTTCATCATACCGCCACCAGACATCATTTTAAAATCTTCTCTAGAAATCTTACCATCTTTATTTTTATCTAGTTTAGCCTGATCTCCAACAAGTTTACCTTTAGAGTAACCTTTCTTAGTCTTACCGCCAGCCATCATTTTCTTAACTTGTTTACCTTTTGCCATACCTTTTTTAACCATCTTGCCAGCAGCCATGCCTTTTGCCATGCCTTTCTTCTTTACCATTTTACCAGCAGCCATCTTACCTTTACCATCTGCGGCAAATTCAGGAACCATTTTCCCGTCTTTATCCTTAACCATCTTCATTTTTGCCATCTTCTTGCTCCTCTTTATATAGATTATTAAAAACACGTTGAGTGTCCCAAACGTATTCGTGATCCTGTTTGGAATGAAAAATATTTTGATTCGGTCTAAAGTCTGGTGCGCCTTCTCCAGTTTCAAACCACGCAGGGTGTGTAACACGAACCCGATTGTTTGGTAAAGCAACTATGTTACCTGTGTATTCTCCTGCGTCTAACAACTCAAGAACATGACTTTGTTTATGTTGGGCAGGATCATCTGCTACTTCACTGTTTGTATAATCAACAGTAAAATAGTATTTTGCAGGGTAGAACTCTCCATCGACTTTGGCTATCCAAGGAGCAGGAGTTGCTCTGTTTAATACGTAAACTGAGTGGTCGTGTGACATACAATCCCAAGGTTGTGTCACATGTGTTGGCATGGGTGTAGGCCATTCTTCATAAAACACATCAGCAACTAAAGCAGTTATAGGCATTCTTGCCCACATAGCGCCACCATGAACGTTTGGTTCGTCCGTATCATCAGACTCACAGCCAGTAAAAACTACTTGAAAACTGAGACATCTATTCGGCATTGTTGTTACTGCAATCACCATAGCGTGCAAAAACTCTCCTTGGTAGTCCATAAAATTCTTTGTATATTCTCTTCTTATCCATGCTTTAAAATACGGTATATTACTTTGTAGATACGCCATCCTTCTTTTCTCTCTCCTTTGCAGCTGCCCGTTTCCTCTTCTGGGAAAGCCTTGAGGCTTTATTGGGCGGGTTTTTAATTTGAGTTGCCATCTGTGCGCGAGTTATTGCCATCTAGCATCTCCATCTTCTTCTTGCTTGTCGTAAACGACTATTTGGATCTTTTGCAGCTTTTGGGAATTTTTTCATTTGCCCTGCACTTCTAGCGCAATATGACTTTCTTCTAGACGCTCTTTTACCCGTAGGTTTCTTTTCAGTAACCGCAGTCTTTAACTTAGACCCAGGATTGTTTCTTCTATACTTAGCAACGCCTTTAGCAGTCATACCTGCACCAGATTTAGTGGGTCGCTTGTCCCCACTTTTAATAGACATACCCTTCATGCCCGTATCTTTACGGACTTTACGTCCCTTCTTGTAGTATTCACGCATGAAAAATTGTTATCATATCAGCAACATCTAAAGTGTATTTGATAGATAAACCGTTGGTAAATACAACACCTTCTGAGGGTATAGTTCTGTCAATAACCGTGTTAGCCGTTCCTATAGTTCGTGACTTAAACAGTGTTGTGCCATCCTCTGGCGCACCGTTTATAAACTCGACATCTCCTGCTGTGCCACCAGAAGTTATAGACATACCTTTTAATCGTACTCTATTACTTCCAAGTACGGCTTGAGCGCAAAGTGTGCCTGAACCTACTTTTATATTAGCCGCATATTGTGCAGAACACTCTACAGCGGTTACAGTTAAAAACAGACTTGTCCCTGCAACTGCTTCGGCAGAACTTGTAGAAGTAATAACCTCTGTCATTGCATCTCCAAACACATCTGTGCCTGTAATAGTGCAAGTTTTAGCATTATCTCCTGTGCCTGTGGTTGTAACTATAACATTTCTAGCTGCACCGCCAGCAAAAGTAGTATTAGCCATTGTTGCAGAAGTATCAGGTCTAGCCGCAGTGACTAGCCTATCGTCATCAGAAGCATTCTCATCGTTTATGGTAAGCGCTTGTACGTCTGAAAGTCCCATATTAATCTCCTATTTTGGGAAGTGGGGCTTTCACCCCACCTGATTAATTAGATTTGTAAATTCATCCAAACAAGAGAATATTCCGTAGTGGCATTAACAACCATAACTTGACCAATATTAACAAGTGTTGACCCTGAACTTGGCTCAACAGCTCCTGCTGTAGAATCTGATCTCATACAGTTATGTCCAAGAACCAAAGTTCCTTCTGTCAACAACGCCTGTGGACCTGCTACTGTAAGCCAACCATAATAATCGGCTGTCATATCAATAAGAGTCGCCCCAACTATAGCACCTGCTTCTGCTGTAGGAGCAACAACAACTTGCGAATATGGGTTATGGATTAAAGAAAGTTGAGAGCTTGTGGTCAATGCAGTCACTAATGGATCATAAGTTGTTATAACAACACTAGGATCGTCTGAATGGTCATGTGCAGGGTTAGATTTTACCCTCATTGTCTGACCTTCACCATTAACGTCATTTACATAAAGATATCCATCTGCATACTCATTTAGTGTTAGATCATTACCACCTGTTTCAACTGAAATAGCGGTTTCACCAGCACTTACTGCAGCGGTTGCGGTCATGTTTAAATGATTTGAATCTTGAGCTTGGTGTGCAACAAGTTTTCCCGCTGTAATACCAGAACCGCCATTCAAGCCATAACGATACACATTATTACCATACACAAGCATAGCACCCAAAGGAAATAGCTGTGTTGAACTTTCTGCGTAAGGGTTTACAGTTCCGTACTGACTACCACCTTTGCCGACAATCAGATCGGCAGGGCCATAACCTGTAGCGGCTGCGTACTGTAAGTGGCCTCCTGCTGTATTAGTTACATTTCCTGAAGAATTAACTGTAAAATTATTAGTAAAAGCGCCTATAGCACTCTTAGTAACTTGTATAAATCCGTTTTCGGCACGGACTGACCCATTAAATGTTGTATTAGCCATGTTAATCTCCTTGTCTTGGCTACTGTCAGCTACACCATGTAACTGTCAAGGTTAATTTAGTATAAAGTAAAAAGGGGCAACCCGCAAGTCGCCCCCTTAATTTTTTTAAGCTCCTGGTGAGCCAAAGATCCCTAGTGGATCTGATACACCGAAAGAGTATCTCTCTCTAGCCTTATATCTGCTATTACCTGTATCAAAGTCAGCATCCATAGATGTTGCCATTGGGCTACGTGTAAAGTGTTTAAGACCGTTAGGTACATCTGTCATCAAGAACCATGCGTCTGTGTCGGTCAAATAGTGATTAACCGCGAACCCTTCAGGAACAGAACTCATGCTGCGAATCGCATTGAGGTCGTTATCTGCAGTTGCCACTCTTCCTTCAGTCTGGAGCAAACGAGTTGCCACAAATTGTAGGTCAGAAGGAATAACCAACTTACGAGCTTTTGCCGCAATAAGAAGCCCTCGCTCGTCTGTCCAGTTTCCAATCTGAATGATAGCTGCTTCTAAAGAAGTTTCGTTTAGATCAGCTGCAGTTGCAGGTTCGTTAGAGTTAGTTCCGCCTGAAACTAATGGGTGTGCAGTAGAACAAAGCTCCACTCCATCTCCATAAGTTGTGCCAGAATCAAAAGCATTGTTCAAAATAGAAGCTGCTTTAACCTGTTTTGTGTACGCCATAGCACGAGCAAGCGCTTTAGTATAACGAGATGATAAAGAATCATACAAGTTATCCTCAATAGCCTCTTCAGTAATTGAAAAGCCCATTGCGATTGTCTCATGGTTGTAGCGAGCTGTGAAAGCCTCTTGAGCATTGTCGTATTCGATGGCAGAGCCTTCGTCTTTGACTGGTGCTGCGGAGAAGCCTGATAGCTTAGTCTCTTCTTCAAAAGAACGATCAGAAGTTTCTGCTTCAAAAATTTCTGCATGTTCCTCACCGTACTTTGCATACTCTAAACCGAATAATGCGTTCAAGCCAGGAAGTAGTTCTTTAAGGAGTTGTGCGCGTGAAATAGCCATTATTTATCTCCTCTATATGCCAACTGGATTACGATAGGCATGTCCACCAATGAACACGTTACTACCATTATCAGTATGTGTGCTAAATATAACTAGCAGTTCTTGAAAGGTATCGCTTCCAGTCGCTGTGCTATCAACTACATCAATAATATGAAGTGGCAATGTAGAAGTTGTAGCTACACTATTATTAGCAGCTAACTTCGAACTTCCATTAGTAGTATTTAGTGTATTACTAATGAGAGCTGTTTTATTACCAATCACAGTTCTTCCCAATGTTGCCATTGTTGTACCTGAAGAGCATATAGCTACTTTCATTATCAAGTCAGGGTCATCAGCCACAAACGCATGAATATCACTAGCAACAATGCTGGCAGGATATTGATTGTTAAATGTTAACTGACTCGTATTTGGGTCAGTATACTGACATCCCATGAAGACACCTAATGTGCCAGTAGCTGGTAACGCTGATGTACTTCCATCACGCTCAATAGTTCCGTCATTTACACGCTTTACTAAATCGCCTTTTCCAATAGCTGTGCCGTAGTTACTAGCTATTTTCATTTGTCGAGTAGCACCTGTGTAAGGACGACCACCAATCAAGCCAACGGGAATAAGCCCATAAGGGGCATCTATAGTTGGATAAGCCATATCCAATTCTCCTTTGATCTATATTAATTGCCTTTTCCAAAAGTAACCTTAGATTTCCTGTCGTGAAACAAGGGCATTCTAGGGTCGTTCTCTCGCATGAGGTTGTTGTCTACAGAATGTATTTGATTGTCCGTTTGCTGTTTGTAGTAATCGGTACGCTCTTCTACTAATTCCTGCGGAGCCTTACACAGCATTAAACCACCAATAATAACGTTATCTTTAAAGTTTTCATTCTCTATAGTAACTAATGTTATTTCTGGATGATCTGTTGCTTTTACAGGTTCCCAACCTTCACGTAATTTTGAAGAAACATTCGTGGGGTCAATCTGTCCTTGATTACTTGTCCGTATCCAACGGTAGGCGTATCCAGCTTCGGGTGTCGGTGAAGGTAAAACTTCAGGACGTTGCCAAGACTTTTTACGTGGTGTTTTCTCACGGGTTTCAAGTTCTCTGTTTATTCGATTTTCAGCCATTTTCTTTCCTCATTTCTTCTGCAACCTTTTGGGCGTATAATTCTATCGGCACTCCTAGCCTTTTCGCTATAGCTACCTGTGTTTGCGTTAATTTCACCTTCTTAGGTGCTGTGCTCCGCGTAGCGGGTGCAACCACATTCGCTTGTCGTTTTGGCTTTTCAGCCTCTGGTTTTGCAATTTCTTCCTCAAAATTCTCTGGGAAGACTTGCCGCATACGAGTATTTATTGCCTCGTAGTATTCATCACTCTGCAGGTTTACACCTTGCTTCGAGAGTTTATTATGTAGGCCCAGTGCCAGACTTGTCATTTCATCATCTGTACCGAACCAAGTATTCTTTTTAGCCCAATCAACTGCCCGTTGATCTGTTACGGGTGCTGGATTTTGAACTACTTCTTTTTGTTGTATAGGAGTTTCTTTTTCCTGTAAAGCAGGGATTTTAAAATTATTTAACTTATCAGTCTTAATCTTAGCAGCGGTTAAACTTTCCTGTGCTGTAACAACAGCATCTGCATCTCCAGCTTCATACGCTGTTTTATATGCTTTTTTAGCCTGTTCAAGCTCTACAGTTGCTGTTTTCTTTGCTTGTTCAAGCAGTGCTGTCTGGTTCTTGTTAACACTACCTTTTAGTTTATTATTCTCTTCTTGAACAGATTTAACATACCGTTCTAGTTCTTCTCTTTCCCTGAACGCTGTTTCTTTTGCCCTTCTTTCATCGTGGTAGCCTTTACTGAAGTGCTGAATACGTTTACGAACTTTTTCGGAATAATCACCAAGTTCTTCATCAGTAAGGTCTTCTGGAGGCTCAGAAGGTTTACGATTTCGGTCAGCTTTTGGCGTATCATTGACAACTTCAACTTCAACTCCACTCTCAGCCTCAACCTTTTCGACTCTTTTATCTTCTGGCTCGCTAACTTTTTGTTCATCTTTTAGACTTTCTTTTTTATCTTTATCACTCGATACATCAATTTCTACTGCACTTGAGTTTTCAACTTCAATATCTGTTTTATCATCCTGCTCATCAGGAAAACTATATTCTACTTTCTGCATTGCCATTTTGTATTCCTTAAACTGCTCTCGCTACACCGCGAGGATCTGTTACAACGGCTTCAACCGAATCATCATTCATAAGTCGGTATTCTTTTCCGTCTATCTTAAATCGCGTGCCACTATTAGCACGAAACATTACGTAGTCGCCTATCTTGCACCAAGGAGTATCTCCAAACCTATCTGTATCTTGATACGCTTGACCCCCCATATCCACAACAAGACCTATTATAGACATAATATGCTCATTACGCATTTCTGTTGTTGTTTTTAAAACTTTAGTATTCTCATAAGTTTCTTCAATTTCAGGTAATGCTACAAGCACCCTATATCCTACAGGTTGTGGTAGTTGCACTTCTAGTTGTTCGTCTGTTAGTTTTATTACTTCAGTCATCATCACTTTCCATATAATTGCGCGAGAGGTCTTGTATGTGAGACAGACCAGCTTCTAGACCCCGTATCAAGCCAGTCGTTTCCTTGTATTGAGAGAAATCTTTTGCTCCCCCTCCAGCAAGAAAATCTTTTGCAGAAACTATATCAGTTTCGATTCTTTCTTTAAGCACGTCAAAGACGGTTTTAGCCATTATTTACCTTTATTATTTTGATTTATAGTTTTGAATATTTCCATATCCATTTTGTTATCTTTATCTCGTTTATCTATCTCAAGTTGTACATTGTTCTTCTGGGCATCTATTTGTACCTCTTGTTCATCTAATCTTAACTTCTCGGCTTTCAACATAGCATCAGCCTGATCTTTTTTAGATTTTCTCTGTACTTCCTGTGCCTTAATCTGTAGTTCAGCTTGTTGCATTTGAACAACAGGGTCTTGAGCTTTCTGTTGAGCTTGCTTTTGTGCCATCTGTTGCATATGTGCCTGAGTAAGCTGTTTACTTGCCGTAGCTACAAGTCTTGACAAGTTAACTTCTACTTCTTCAGGCAACTCTGCGTCAGGTGTAGGTAATTCAACCCCAAGCCTTTCTTCTACATCTTTACGGTATTTGTATCCAAGATGTTCAGATATATGCGCTTGCAAAGAGGCCATAATTTGTTTTGCCTGCGGGTTTTGCCCTATCATCTGGGCAACCATAGGATCTTGTAAGAAGGCCATATGTGTTTCTATATGAGCATCGTGGTCTTGATATATAAACGCTTTCATAGGTTTAGCCATTAATGCAGACATATTTTCACTTATAGGATCTGTTGGCTTTATATCATCCTTAGTTGGAACTATCTTATCAGCGTTCTTCACCCCTAGTATCTCTATCATTTGCCTATGTAACTGGGGTAGGTCGTATATTTGTGGTGCAGCTTGAGCCATCTGTAAGACCGCTTGATGCTGCACCACTCTCTGTGCCATAGTAGAACTATTGGGATCCGACACAGGGATAACGTCAATCATCATATAATCAGCCTGACGTGCGCTTACTTCACCTCTTGTTGGCTGATAGGCATATTCTGCTGGTGCGTACTCTGCCATAAGAGCCTTGAGCATTTTAAACTCTTGCTTCATAGCATAGTGGACACGTGCCTGTACTGCTGCCATAGGCTTCAGGGTACGCTCTAAGAGCGCTAAGGTTGTCCCTACAGGAGCATTAGCAGACATGTCAGATATGTTCATATCACTTATTGCGCCCAGTCTACGGCCTTCCTGAGTGATCTGATTCAACAATGCAAGCAATGTCTGACTTGGTTCTTTGTATGGTAGGGGCATAATATTCTCACGAATACTGCCTGACGGTACATCTACGTCCTTCCATTCTCCAGGTTCTATAGGTGCATCATCGCCTTTAATACGTAATCCTCTTGCTTTTAGACCTCCTGGGAGGTTAGCAAGTGTTCCTGCATCTACAAGCTGACGTATCAAAGAAGTTCCCGCTTTAGCGTATCCACCGATAATATGTATAAGTCCTAGTCCGTAGAATCCAAATCCTGGGACATAGACATAATGTACAAAGTGCTGTCGTTTTAACGATAATTCATCTTCTTGATCCCAATTACGCCTTATAGATAATACTTCTCCAGACCCACGATCCATAGCCACCACATAGGGTTTGGCTATATCATTCTCTGAATCATCTATACCATCTATAACCATCTCTGCATGAACTTCGTATATGCTATATCTGTCGTCATCTGTAAGAGAATACCCACCTTCTTCTGCTTTTCGTTCTTCTATATCACTGTGGTAGGGCTGTGAGTCACCAAGATCTACATCACGATAAAACCCGTTTACCTGTAATTTTCGTAACTCGTTCTTGGTTTTACGCATAACATGCGTTACACGCTCTGCTGTTTCTATATGCGATGCTCCGTAAGGCACTATCACATCCTCTGCAGGTATAAATACGGACATTTGTCTACCCATACTTGGGTCATAATATACCTTTTTGAACGCAGAACCTGCCAAACCAAGGTTATATAGTAGTCTTTCATGCTCAGATCGGTACTCAACCATGTTCTCTGTAAGCTGATAATTCATGTCAGACCTCACACGTTCAGAGGCTTCCATCTTCTCTTTAGTCTCCTGACCCAACACTTTTGTCTTTACAGGGCCTTGAGCAGGGAATGTTTCACTCATAGTCTCTGCTTGGAAACGAATAGCTGCTTCTGCTAACACGTTAGAGTACACTCCACAAGCGCCCTCCCACGGTTCTGTACGTTCTTCATGCTTAAAACCAAGCACATCCAGACCTTTTACAAACGTATCTGCCCAGTCTTTACGGCTCTCTACATCAGAGTCAATCAACCCTAAAAGATCGTTGGCTATACCACTTAATTGATTTTCATCTAGGGATTCAGCGATATTCTCGTCAAACTCCCCCATCATAGCACCTTCGGGTTCAGGTATAATAGTAACTTCCATGCCCCCATCATCAAGGGTAACCATGTCAGGATTGACTATTTCTACCTCTAAAGCAGAAACATCCTCGCCATTTATACCTTGAGGTGCTTGGTACATACCTTTTTCTATTGCCATTATGCTGCCTTTCTAATTGAAGCTATACCGCCTTGTGCGTATCCACGTCTACGTATTAATTCTTGTCTTGCTAATTCAGCGTAATTAAGACCTTTTTCTCCAAGCTCAGAGTCTTCATCTAACGCATCTGTGTAATGTTCATGTTCGTGATATCCTTGATATTGTATTGGTTCTTCATTTTCTATATCTTCTCCTAAAGCTCTTAACACATCAAAACCAAAATGATCTAATTCATGGCGAGTTGTTAACCCTGTCCCTTGATCCCTTCGTAACCGTTCCATATCAGCTGCAGTGGGCATTGACCCTTCTTCCCGCAGCTGGGAAAGAGATTTTTTGGGAGGGACTGGTTTATCCATTACACCTATAATCCTCATTAATCTTTCAAAAAAACTAGGGTCATCAGGTGGGGGAGCTTTAGTTGGGACATTTCTTTTATCGTAATCAGCGCCAAACTGGTCAATATAATCTATGGTATTTACGAGTATTTGAGGTAAACCTGTTGGGTTATCTGGAGACGTTACAGGAGAATAAACGCCACGCAAATTCGTATCATATATGCCTGGTAAATAAGCATGATCTTTTATAAGAGCTTTTTCTACAGGAGTTTGTGCTTCGCGTTGTGTTACGGCCTTTATCACCTGCCCGTAATCTCCACCTGTTAAACGTTCGATCTCATTTAATGCTAGTAGCGCTAGGGGGTCATCTTTTACATAACGATCCATACTAGCTCTATACTCAACATCCCCTAGACTATAAGCAGGAGCAGGGGTAAGGGTTCGTGTTTGACTGGGTTTAACCTCTTTTTTTGTTTCTCCTGCCAAATCAGTAGTAAAACGTTTACCATCATACTCAAACTCTGGTAACCCTGCTGCTCTGGCAGCTGCGAATGCTTCCCCAAAAGTCATCAATAATACCCAGTTCTTCTTCTAAAATACTGTGTTTCTTCAGGTTCATCGCTTGGTAGACGTATAAACCCACCCTGTCTGAAGCGCATCAGTGCCATCACGGTAGAGTCAACTAGGTCATCATGGCTCATAAACGGAAATCCTGCTATTTCTTCTACTACTTCTTCTGCCCATCGTGTTTCTGGAACCCATACAAGACCAGAGGAAACTATGTCGGTGACTGAATTAAGACGTGCTAACTTATCACCAGAACCTCTATGTGGCGTGTACTCCTGTATCGGTATTCCCATCCTCCTCATCTCTTGGTAAAGAGCCGTTCCCGCACTCTTTTTCTCCACAATAAACGAATCTGGCTCCCATTCTCCGTATTCTTCCATAGCCAAAGCCTTCAGTTCTGGGAACTCTAATCGCTTTTTAATGCTATTTAACAGAATAATGTTGTAGTTGTCCACATCTTCGTTCAAAAATACGCCCCAAGTCGTCAAAGCCGTGAAGTCTGCACGGTTGTGAGTTTCTGCCGCTGCGTCCAAAGACATGATAACATACTCGCATGAGGGTGGACTTTCCTGTTTCCATATCTGCCACCACTCTCGCTTGACAAGTGCAGCCTCTTCTGCTGTCGGTTCTTGCTGATACTGGGC